TGCCGTTATACCGTAACGCTATTAATTATCACCGATCAATCTTTTGCCCCGGACTGGCCATCAGCGACGATAAGCCTGCCCTTCGGTTTATGCACATTTTCAGATTCTGCCGCCTGCATACCGAACCTGAATTTGCAAAAGGATTGATCATGGAACAACGCCGCTATCCGGGCCATAACCACTGGTTTTACGAGAGCCAGACCAGTCCACGTACCTCACAGGCCGCACCGCTGGTGCCAGAGGCCGCCCATATTGATGACCGCTTTTTGCTGGGATGTTACGCCGATGACAACGTGGTGCAGTCACTGCTGCGCACCAATCAGCCGGCCCTGCTGGCGGCGCGCGATCTGGCACAGCTGCTGTTCCCCGATCGCGTCGTCACCACGCTCACACACACCTTAACGCTTTACGATCGCCTCAGCACGGCGCTGACAGTGGCGCAGGTGGCGGGTGTACAGCGGCTGTGTAATCACTACTCTGCCCGCCTCAATCCGTTGCCCGGGCCCGACTCCTCACGTGAAAGTAATAATCGCCTGACCCAGATTACGCAGTATGCACGCCAGCTGGCGATGCAGCCTGAGCTGATCAGCGCCAGCGCAATCACCGCCCTGGATGCGGTCGGCCTGACAGAGCCTGATATTGTGACGCTGAATCAGGTGATCGGCTTTGTCAGTTATCAGGCGCGGGTGGTCGCCGGTTTACAGGCGCTGCAGGCCCAGCCGGTACGCTGGCTGCCCGGCAGCACTGCACCACCCGATGCTGAGGCCACAGGTTTTGATCAGCCTGCCCGCTGGCAGCCGGTGCTGAAACCACTGGAGTTGCGTTATGCCAGTGCTGAGCAGCTCGCTGCTATTACCCGCTGTCAGTCACTGCCGGGAATGCAGGACGCGGTATGGCTGCTGGCCCACGATCCCTCGGTGCTCTATGGCTGGGCGCAACTGCGCCAGCATCTCACTCAGGACAATACCCTGGCAGAAGCGACGACCGCCCGGATTCTGGGCAGTCGCTGGGCGTTCCGGCTGCTGGCCGGAAATGAGATGTTAATTGAGGGCGTGGATGATGCGGGGGGAAAAGACCAGGAGCAGCAGATTATTGCGCTGGCGGCGCAGCTGACCCGTTCGCCAGAACGATTCAGCGCGGCCCATCTGCAACCGCTAATGGAGGCGGGCTGGGAGGCTGATGCACTGTTCGCGCTGATGCAGAGTGTTGCCATAGGCAACTGGAACAGCCGCCTGTTTTACGCACTGGGCGAATCGCAGTAGCCGGCTAAACCGGCAGCAGACCGCGCGCTTCGTCGAAAAAGTGCTGTGCCAGCGGTGTGGCACGGCCAGGCTCAGCGATGACCAGCGCCGCCTGGCGCGCCATCGGCGGCAGCGTGATGGCGCGCTGCTGCAGCCCCTGAAATGAAGCGGCCAGCAGATGACCGACCGGCGACACCAGCAGCCCCAGGCCGACCTGCGCGCACTGCATCAGCTGCATGACAGAGGCGCTCTCCACGATCACCCGGGGCACCAGCGCCGCTTCACGAAAAGCCATATCGAGATAACGCCGGAAATAACGCGTCGGCTCCGCCAGGCAGAGCGGCTGTTGTGCCACTTCATCAAGCGTCAGCGCGGTTTCCCCCACCAGCTCAGGAAAATGGTCGGGATGGAATATGGCTTCAACGCCCCGATCTGCCAGCATCTCGGTCTGAAAATGGAGTTCACGCAGGGTTGCCATCTCGAAAAAACCGATCCCGACATCCACGGTGTGGCTGTTGAGCGCTTCCAGCAACTGGTCAGCACTGAGTACCGCAATGCGATAGTCGAGCTGAGGATAACGCGCCTGCACCGCTTTCAGCAGCAGCGGCAGTGCCATGCTGCACTGCGGCACCACGCCAACCCGCAGCGTACCGTTCACCCCATGCTTCAGCGATTCCACTTCCAGCTTCAGCCCCTGATAAACCGAAACAATTTCCCGCGCCCACGCCAGCACACGGTCGCCCTCTGGCGTAAATCCGGCAAAGTTATTGCTGCGGTTAATCAGCGGCAGGCCCAGCTCGCGCTCAAGATTCTTCAGGCGCATAGAGAGGGTTGGCTGTGTAACAAAACTGGCTTCCGCGGCCCGCCCGAAATGGCGTTCACGCTCCAGGTTACACAAGTAAATTAGTTGCTTGATATCTATATTCTTTTACCATCAATAACTTACGATTTAAAATTTTAGCACCATGATTTTTTATGTACTAATCAATGTACTAAATAAAATTTCACTATGGCTTTCACGTCGTTGTTAACATCATATTATGCCTGATGTGACTTCGGTTCAAATCGTCGGACGCAGCGGTACGTAGACCGACACCACCTCCGCCGTCACTTTACCCAGCACAATGATGCCTTCCATGCCCTCTCCGTCGATCGTTTCGCCGTCTGAGGTGATAATCCCTGTAGTGAACAATCTGCCCAGTTGCGGGAACTCGCCCATCTGAAATGCTATCTTGTCACCCGGAGCAGGATTCAGTGATTTATCTGCCAGCACGAACCCATCCGGCGTCTCAATCAGGATCATGTTGTTGCGGTGAGGCATTAGTACATCGTTCAGGTCGATGCGTCGCTCTATGTAATCGGAAGCTGGTGATGGAAACCCCATAATTACCTCACATATCCCATGTTGCGTAACGACCAGGTCTTATTCTCGCTTTCCTCGGTAACCAGCTCGAAGAAGAAATTCTGGTAACGGCGAATCCACCGGTTGCACTCTGCCAGCGTCCACACGTGATTAACGTCATCCAGCCGCTTCTGGAACGCCGCAGTGGTGACAATCTGCCGCCCCCTGCCGTCCTTCGTTATCGCTCCAGTGAATGCCGCGTGTATGTCACTCTCTCTCGCCATGATAAACCCTTCTCTGATAAATACTGTATGGATAAACAGTAATATCGATCGGTAGATTTGATCAAGGCGGAGCGGTGGACAGATTTGTAAAGGGGTTGATGGTGCAGGGCTTTTAGTTGGCGCTGGACGTGGTGAGTGACTAATGTCAAATCACCCACCACGCAGCCTGCTGAGACTGGCGCGGTCTGTAGCTGCCCCGTCGCCGAGGCTTTTTTATGCATCCAGACCGTCGATTGCCTTCATCCGCTTTTGCAGTTCGGTGATGGTTGCGTCTTTCGATTCGAGCCTTTCTTTGAGCTCTTTTATGGCTTCAACAAAAAGCCCCGCAATTTCTCCATAAGCAACTGCTTTCGTATTTTTAATCGAATCTCCTTTTTTAAAATCTCCTGTATCATTCTGAAAGGTGTACGAGCCACCATTGACAACAGCCTCAGGCAGAACTTTTTCAAGATCATTGGCAATTAAGCCTGTAGACCGGGTTCCGTCACGCGTGTAGGTATATCCTGTGAGTTGGGAAACTTTACTAAGCGCATCGGGGATTTTTTCCAGTTTTTCTTTCAGCCGAATATCAGATCCATTAACCCAGCTGCCAGATGCAGCCAATGCAGAACCACTGTTTAAAAACTGCCATTGCACAGTAGTTCCAAATCCATCGAAATATATTTGCGCATAAGCCTTAGTTCCGACCTCTTCTACCGTTCTAAATAAAGAAAAGGCCCCCCGGGGATCACTATAAGCTCCTCTAGCATACAAAATCTGGAATATACCAGTGCCATAATAAGCACCTCCTGCTGCATCAGCGCCAACAGATTCCATGTTGCCTTTGAATAGTGAAATTCCACCATTTATAGCGCCGCCAGATTTTCCTTCTAGCGTTCCAAGTCGGGAGTCATTGCCTGCAGCTACGGTGTTTGCTGCCGTTCCAACACTCTTTGTTGCTGCGTCGCCTAAACCAAGGTTTGTGCGAGCGGCAGATTTATCTGTCAGGTCGTCCAGGTTTTTCGCTTTATCCATCTTGCCTGTGACGGAGTTAGCGACGGCATTCCATGATGGTCCGCTATATTGGCTGCCATCCGGAAGAGTAACAGTAATATTTCCGGATGCACTGTATACCTGCTGCCAGTTAGCCTTGTCCAGATTGAAACCACGCACAGCATAAGTCACTTGCGCAGCCAGCTGAGCGGTGATTGCCGTCATTGTGCCAAAGGGTACGGGTGTCCATGCTAACCCGGATGCAGCTGGTCCAGTATATGACTGAGCAAGCGTTAAAGCCGTGTTGGAATCGACTGACTTAATACCCAGCGTATAAGCAACACCACCCACGACAGCCACTACGAAATCGTTAGCTTTAAGCTCTGCTGTAAATGATGTTCCGGTGCCGGTTACCGCGGTTGAATTATTAGTTAGTGCAATAGTACCTGCTGGCATAGCTTTCTCCGGGCAATAAAAAACCCGGCGCGAGGTCGGGTGTTATTTGGAATGGTTTACAGTTATCTCAATTAAGCAAAATAAAGCCAACCATCTTGTTAATTCACTTAATCACAAAAATCGTGCATGATCTAAAATCAGCACATAATCAGAAAAGGATATTTAAATGAAAAAGGTAATGACTATCATTTGTGTTGCAATGTCTCTGTCAGCTTGCGTCTTAAGCTCTCCACCCATTTGCTATAACGAAGCTGTTATCTATAAACAAAAGTACGACATTGCTGTGTTTAAAGTTGAAGACGGCAAATACCTTGCTGGCAAGCCTTTTTATACCTGGACAGACAAATCCCAGTTTACCGACACGGCAGCATGCGATCGATTAAACCCCTAACGCCTGCCTGTAGTAAGAGTCATAGGCGTTGCAGAATATGAAAGCGGGAGGTCCGCAAGAGTAACTCGGCGGCCTTCCCTGTGGAACCTGATAGTTAGATGAGGAAAACAGATCGGCACCGCTAGCCTCATATTGACCAGAGCTATTTATACCTCCACTGTAGCAGTTATATAGAGTAATACCTGTGTTCGGGAAGGCTGGATCAAAAGGCTGGCTTACCACCACAGAAACACCGCTGGTAGATGCAACCGGCTGTCCCGCATTAGTAATTGAGCCAGATTGCATCTGAAGCGGGAGGCAGTTGCTGTGCCATACCATTTGCCCATTGTTGTACATGAAGAACCCGCCAGAGGGCACGTTCACCATCATTTTGGCAAAAACATAGATTCGGGTAGCCGTCATCTGATAGCCAAAGTTAGGCCTGAACTGCAGCGCCCAGTGTCCGTTCTGGTTTACCTCGGTCCACCACACATGATTGAAACCAGATGCCGCCAGACTCCTGTGAAAGGCTATAAATGGAATGCTTACCGGAACGTTGGTTTGCACTACCTGACCAAACGTAGGAGTAAGGTCGATAACCTGAACGAGGTTAAAGGGTGTGAATGTCGGAGCAAGCTTAAATATCGGAGGATTAACCGAATAATCGTTATATACAAATCCGGCATAGCTTAATGTAGTAGTAGGCGTAGCCGTTACGATTAACTTTGAGACGATATCTACCCCGGCCCATGATACCGTCTGGCCCGATACAGAAACGGTGTAGTCTATATTTTTTGGCCCGGCTGAAGTTCTTCCGCCAATTATTGACGCACTTATAGTGAATCCCGGTAAGTTGTAACCTTTGCTGCCATCCCCTGATACTGACGCCACGTCAGCAATAAAATTGTATGACATGGCGTTTACAGCATCAAAAGAGGTTCCGTTAATAAAAGCCTGAAATCCTGCCATTACCTCTGAATCCCCATCGAGCACACCAACTGACCGCTTGCGTTGTACCAGGCGGCCCCTCTGTTATCCAGCACAAACTTACCCTGACCTGAGACTGGCCCGTTAAGCTCAAATGAACCATCGGAGCGCATGATCGTCCCTGTCTGACCGGCGACGTAATTTGATGAATACCATGAGCCAACCTTGGCAAGCGTAATCGAGGCATAGTTGATAAACGCGTCGTTGATAAATATCTGACCGTTTACCGCAGCAAACGCCATCTGGTAATTCCCCGGATCGCTGCCGGTATAGATACCAAACTGGTCAGCATTGAATGCCAGGGTAGACTTATATGCGCCGCCTGAAGGCTCAATGCCAATAGCCATGCCAGCGCCGTAATACTGACCACCTCGATTAATGCCTACGCGTAATGTGTACGACGCTTTAGCCACGCCGTTATCAGTAACCGTTGCTGTCAGCTTCTCATTCACCGCAGCACTTAACTCACCGTACTGAGCCTGAACCTGCGTCTCAAATTGAGCCATAGCCATTGAAACGTCAGCTACAGTTGTGCGGATAGTGATGATGTCAGCTCTGACCTCACTAAACTGGCGGAACTGGTGATCAACAGATGCATCGCTGTTCAACGCGTTCTGCAGCATCCCTTCGATGTTGTTATCAATCTGGCCAGACAGGTTTTCAAATGCATCTGAATTCCTGATGGCTTCATCAATATACTCAAGCATCCCCGGAATATCTGATGACGCCTGACCCGAGACCTGCACGAAAGGCGAGACGCCAAATGCGTTTTTGGTCCTGACGTACATGTAGTAAGTATGGTCAGCCTTAAGGCCATGCAGCGTCCACTGTGAGGCTCTGCCAAGGAACTGTGCTTCGGTTTCAACAGCCCCGATTGAAGTGGCCGGAACTTCCCCTGTGTACCAAAACTCAAATGTCGTGTCGGTTGTCGCGCTGACATTCATCACCGGCACGATGTCAGCTGAGAAGATGCCCGGATTCCACTGAATGAAAGAAGGGGCTGATGGAGCGCCAATTACCAGGCTGACCTGAGTTTCAGCGCCCTTCATGCCATTCTCATTGCGACCACGGACGCCCAGCGAGTAAACCCCAGCATCCAGACCATAGAAGTCATATCGGAACTGGTCTGTTTCGTACTGCGCAACAACCTTCCCGTCTGCGTTATAAACGTAGAGTTCGAACACGATTTTCTTGGTCAGCGTCGCCGTCTGCCAGGTTGCCGTGACCTGAATAGTCTCGCTATTTACGTTGATGATCCGCAGGTTTTCGATGTTCGAGACACGATATCCATTGAGGGTATCGTTAGGCGTTTCGAATACCGCGCCATCATCCACGATCGCTTGCTTGTTAGGGTCGAATAGCGTTGCTGAAATGCTGTAGACAGAGTTATTTTCGTCTTCAGATATCCCCATGACGCGAAACAGGCGTGTAGCAACGTCACCCGTTGAAATGACGAATATCGTTCCATCTTTAACCCAGTTTGGAGCAGTGCGCAGGGTAATAATGCGCCCTGAAACTGAGGCGATCTGATAGCGGGTGAACTTACCATTTGAGCCCATAAGCGACATCGTGTCGCCGCCACCGGCCAGAGATGAAACATCGGCATCCACAGTTATCACGGCGCCGCTGTGAGAAATGATTCGGCCGCCAAGTCTTGTGGCAGCGTAATCATTATCCATGACCTCAATGACATCGCCTGGCATGAAAGCAATGGCATCACGCGCCATCTTGAACGTGACTTTCTTTGTTTCCCGCTTGCAGGTTTCAAGTAGCCATTTCCCGGCGCGGAATGCCTGCCCGCGGGAGGTGCAGCCGAAGGCCTCCAGCGTCGTTTCGTTATAGCCGTACCGGTCTATCATCTGGTCATCAGATACGTATTCTTTGACCTGCTCCCATCCGTTGTTTGGGTCAGTCCAGGACACTACCACAGCGTTGAATCGCTCTGATCGCTTCATAGAGCTGTAAGTAAAAAGCCCATCCACAATGCTGGCGTTTGTTACAGCTGCAACCGGGTCCTGCGGGTTATCCAGCATGATTGAGAAGCGCATGCCATCCCACAGAGCAATACCGCGAAACATGCCGGCAATCTTGTCGAGAATATCGCGGGCGCTGGATTGCTCAGTGATATAAGCGTTCAGGGTGAAGCGTGGTTCTTTGCCTCCATAGCCATCATCGACAAGCTGATCGCAGAACTGAGACAGGATATAAAGGCTGCCATCATCAACATCGATGTAGCCTGCCCGACGCGCCAGTCCATAGCGCGTATTTTTCACTAAGGCGCGAAAAAGCCAGGCGGGGTTATTGGTCCATGCGGATTTAAAGCCGCCAGTCCAGATGCCAGTGTATGTTCTGGCTATAGGGTCATAGTTATCTGGCACATCGACAATGAGGCCCCGCAGATGATAGGTGCGAGTAGGCGTGTCGGTGTACTGGTCTCGGTCAATCACTGCGCCCGCAACGGCCGCATAAGGATATGAAAGGCGGTCATCAGTGATTTCAGTAAAGCTGTTCCAGATGGTGCCGTTGGTAAGCAGGTCGCTTGAGCTGTCAGGAGTGACGCGACGCAGGCGGATATCAAATGGCTTCTGCAGGGGCGCATCAATGATATGAGCCTCAAGGTACTCGCCTGATATTTTGCCGCTGATGGTGACGGTCTTCTGAATATTCCATGAACCGGACGTGCCATTGCGCGTCTCAATGACCATGGTTACCGCAGTTTCGTGCTGATTTCCCTTGGTATCCTGATCCACCAGGCCAGTTACGCCGATGTTCATTCGCACCCGGGTAACATCAGTGTCGGTTACCGTGCGCACAAGAGGCGTGCTCTGGGTTACGTCTGTATTGACGACCGTGGTCGCTTCAATCGCGTCAAAGCCGGTGATCGGTGACTGATTTGAAGAGCCTGGACGCCATGCCACGCTGACGCCGTTAATCGTAACGTTACCGCCTGCATCAGTGACGGGCGTTTTATTCAGCATGAATGAGGAAAGGTGGTTCTGGTCTACCGGTCCGTAAATCGGACCTTCTGAAATGAGATCGAGGACTTTGAGATACTGCTTTGATTTGAGGTTGTCATCGATAAGTTTGGGAGTGCTTCCGCCACCGCCGCCTGAGCTCATGCTTTCACCTTAACTGATGGAAATATCCCAGTCCTGATTGTTGCTGGTATCAATACCGAGAGAGATAACGTTGCTGCCAACCACCATTTCGCCAATCAGTAGCGGGACCGGCCTGCCCTGCCCGATTCGGTTCTCAGCACTGGTGAATGAGTTGTTGGTAATGGAGTTTTTGTCCTGGTCTGCTGCACTCCGCGTCTTCATGTGTGAGGACATATAGAGCGAGTAAGCAACCGAGGCAACCGTGACGGCCACCATGATCCACACTGCAGCTACGGCGCTGATTGCCCCTTCAACAATCGGCACGAAGAGGACTGTTGCACCATCCTTTAGGTGCCTGTTCATGTGGAATTCGAGGTTATCCTGTGACACGTCACCGCCATCGATGCGAAGCCGCAGGCGGGTTTTATAGAAATCGCGTTTGAATTCGGGGCATTGAGCAAGCAGAAGGCGCAGGCCTTGCGAGGGTGTATCGACGTTCAGAGTGATTTGGCGGAAATGTCGTCGGAGATTCCCCGCAAATCTAAAGATGAGCATTGTTCATGCCTCCATATAGAGTGCGTCAGGCTTACATAGGATTGCCGGTAGGCCTCGCGGCGGCTGAGGCGCCCGGCCAGTTCGTGATGAAGCACTGTGTTATCTCCAAGCCAGAGCATTGCGTGGCAAGGGTCCGACTCAGGGAACGCGCGCCGAATGATCACATCACCCGGCAGAATGTCGGCCGGAGTAACTTCGTAAAATCCGTTGGCAGCCATGTTCCTCAGGTAGAGGTTTTCACCCCTCACCCACCATCCGTTAGTGCGTTCGAAGTCTGGCAGGTCGATACCACACAGGTGGTAGGCGTCCCGGAAAAGCGTGTAGCAATCCATAACGCCATGTTCGAACCGGCGGCCCAGCAAATGAGGTACCGGCCTGAACTTTCTAAGCCTGCCGGCGCTTGCCAGCCACCACTCAATCCCGGTTGATATCTGCGCCACCCTGTCGGCAGCCGAAAGAACGAGTTTTGGCTCAGGATGGGAATGAAAAACGGCGGTGATTTCTCCCACCGCTTCCGCTCTCATCCAGTCTGTATCGCTTATGCGGAAGTTCCTCCCCGGGTCGGGGTGCTGGTTATCACAGCGCATGAACCGATCGCCATCAATAATCAGGCCACATACTTCATCGCGGGATAAAACCGCATATGCTCGGCATTCATCTTCAATCATCAGGACACCTTCGAAGATCCGGGATAGCCACCATAGGGAAGCGATTCAGGTTTAGGGAATCGCATGCGGCAACCGGTGAGGTGCTTTGAGCACTTATCCCGCGACATGTCCGAGGTTGGGTTATCTTTCTCATCCGCAACCGGACCGCCTGAATAGCCACAGCCGGCGCCGCGGTAAACCCACTGGCACACATCCGCCAGAATAGTTCGCGCCGGTATGATGGCGTTATCGCAGTCAACCGGTGTCGCCAGGTTATAGGTCACGGTCTCGAATGTCTCTTCAACCATCTCCTCGATAACGTAACGAGATACAGCTTCCATGGTCGGGTCTGCATCTGCATTACCATTCGGGAAATTGACCGCGTCGAGGTGTTTTACCAGTACCTGCCGGCGCGTCACCACAGCACCTAATGCATCATCGAAATCGTGGTTGATGCCGGTGATAAGGCCGGTGATGTTCGCCACCTTCATCGTCGGGCGAGAATAGGTTCCCTCTGACTTGGTTTCAAAACCTTCAACCGCGATCGGATACGCTGAGTACTGTCGGCCCTGCCAGATGACGTCACCGAAATAGCCATTCGTGCCTGCATGGAAGCGGATGACATCGCCGCCGAATGACTGCAGGTCCACTTCGAACAGGTCGAGCATCGCGCCAACACCGGAATCAGTGCTTTCGATGATAAGTTCTGCTGGTATGTCTCTCATCGCGCTACCTGCTCAAATGTTGCCGTTAGTTCATATTGGTTGCCTGTTTTCTTTAATGACCACGACCGGCACACATACAGTCTCTGCAAGCCAGTATCCGATGGTGTCCAGTAGAACGACTCAACAGCCATTCTCGCAGTCAGGAAGGCATCGGCCGCTTTAGCTGAGTTAGGTCGGGAGCATTTGGCATCGTCAAAACCAATGAACGTCAGCGAGTATTTACCAATCAAAGGGTTGATGCCCTTTACCTGTCGCTGCTCATAACCATCGCCCAGCTTAACTACGGCTACATCCGGCGTACGGTCGCCCGTGAAGCCCTTTTGAGGGCTCCATGTAAAAGTTTCTGGCATGAGGTTCTCCGGAAAAAAGAAAACCCGCCGGAGCGGGTTTTTCAAGCAGGTATGATTTTTAGAAGCTTGCGACCAGGTCTTTTAGTTGCTGCTTTGCTTTTTCTAAAACCTGCGCCTCAACTTCTGAAAGTGATAGCTCTTTATTGAGAGGAATAGATACATCGACAACTATCTCATCATTGCGAACTTCGTAGTCTTTAAATACAACCCTTCCATGAATTACTTTGCCATTTTGGTTATCAATTGCCGCAATTCGTCCGACTTCAATTTCCATTGCCATCCATTTTCTCCTTTGCATAGTGAATGAAACATTTTACCAAAAACTATCGAGGTTTCCTGCCCTGCAGCATTCCTCCCGGGCGAGTGCTTTGATCTTTGATTTGATAAAGCGCAACCTGCTTCATCATGCCAGCCATTTTATTCATGGTGGCGTCGTCAATGCCGTTAGTGGTCGTAATGTGGAAATGCACTTCCTGCTGAATAGTGCTGCCACCTCCTCCCGCTCCGCCCAGGTCGCTATTGCTGATCACCTTGCCATTGTCGCCCGGAATCATGTACTGGCTGCCATTGCTGGCTTTGAAGATTTCAGGTTTTCCGCCTTCGCCAACCCGATACATGCTGCTGGCGTTGACGGGGCCACCGTGCTCGCGAGCGCCACCCATAGAGATGCTGCCAATGCTGGTCAGGAGTGATGCGCCAGCACTGGCAATCGCAGCATAGTTAGCGAACTTTTGAGCTGGCGTTAAAGCGGTTGGGTCAGCCATAGCCTGTGAAATTGCCAGTTGCAGGTTTAGTGCTGCCTGAGCTACGGCAAATCCTTTGCTCAGAGCGAACATGGCCTGATAGGCGCCGCTGCTCTTCCCTGCTGCTCCGGCAGCTAAGTTAGCCAGCCCGTCAAAGCCCTGAGATACAGAACCGATGATTGATGATATGGCCTGAGACTGCATGTTGGCTTCGTTTTCGGCTATCTGCTGGCGTGCATTAGCCGCCTGACGCTGAATAGCTGTTTTCGCATCTTCGTAGAGTTGCGCATTCTGCACATCCAGTGCCTGATACTTCGCTAAAGCATCAAGCTTTTGCTGCTCCTGCAGGTCAATCTGGGCTGTGGGATTTTCAACTGCGCCTGAAACTGCATCCGGCATAACCTGAGAGGCGGCAATTTCCTGCTGAGCAAACTTCATGCCCTGCTTTATTTGGGCCTGCTGCTTAAGAGCGTTGTTCTGATCCCAAATTTTCGCCGCATACTTCCCAGCCTGCTCTATCTGAGCATCAGTAGCACCCTAACCCAAAGACTGCTCGGCAGCCAGAATAGACTGTGCTCGTGACAGTTCCTTCGTCGTGTCGCCAACCTGCTCTGACTTGGCTCTTAGCGCTTCCAGCTTCTGAGTTACAGATTCCGCTTGAGACGCAGACCTCTTGGCTTCTGCATTTCCGGCTTTCGTTGCAGATGTGTTTTTCTCAGTGGCAGCGTATTCTTCCTGCAAAGCCTTAACGCGCTTACTGTCAGTTATCCCGGCATCTTCAGCATCATATTGAGCCTGCAGCCGGGCCTTTGCCTGACCTTCAAGTTTCGAAAGTTCTAAGCGGCGCTGAGACTTCTTCTCCAGGTCTTTGGCTTCTTTACTATCAGTCGTAGATTTCGGAATGACAATTTTAGACTGGCTTTCAAGCTCCTTTGTAGAAGCAGCACGAATGCTTCTGATTTCAGACTCTGTATTTTTAAGGTTAAAAGCCGCCTGCCCAACACGCTGCTGGTAAACAGACTGCGTCTCCCACCATTTCTGCCCTTCCTGAACCTCGCTCGTATATTGCTTTTGAAGCTCAAGTAATTTTGGCAGTCTTCCTGCATCTCCTGCATTCTTGTTGAAGTAGTTCAGGTTGTTTGATAGTTGAACCATCGCCCCTGCAAGAGACTGCGTAAGCCCTAGGGATTCATTCAGATCTGAAATGACGTTTTTAAAAGCGACATCAAGACTGTTTTTTGCACGCTCAACACTGACTGGCATTTTGTCGAACTCTTCGCTGACTTTGGCAGCCTGTGACATGATGGCATTCAATGCATCTTCCGCTGTCAGTTTGCCTTCGAGCATTCTCTTGCGTAACTCACCTACAGAAATGCCAAGCCCCGCCGCCATCTGACGAGCCAATTCTGGCATTTGCTCAACAATAGAATTGAATTCCTCTGCCTGTATTACTCCCTTATCAAGGGATTGCCCGAACTGGCGCAGGGCCAGTGTCATTTCTTGACTCGATGAGCCGCCAACAGTGCCTATTTTCTGAAGGGTTTCTGTTAATGCAAGAATCTGTGAGTTTGCCACCCCAGCTGATTTTAAAGATTGGCTCAGTTTCTCCCAAAGAGTTTCAGTGTCCTTGAGGCTACTGCCGGTTTGCGCGGCTATTGCACTTAGTGAAGCCATTGTGCTCTTAGCTTCATCTAGAGAGGGGGAGAGCCGTTTAACTCTGGCCTCTAATATCGACATCTGATCCGCAATAGATATGATTCTTCCAGCGGCCTGAAGAGTGAAAGCACCAGCGATAGCAAGACCAACCCTATTCATCACCATCTCCATCCTTCCGGACGAAGCGGCGGCCTTATCAGTTGATGATGAAGCTACGTCTTGCGCATTCTTAAAGTCATATAGCTGACCGGCTAAGGCCGCAATCTCTTTTCTTTGCGCCGCAGTCGCCTGAGAGCCCGCCTGAAGCTCAGCCGCTAACATCACAGCGGCCCTGGCACCGTTTTGCTGCCTCTCTTCAAGTATTGCCACCTGGTTCCCAAGTGACTCCATTACCTTTGAAGCACGTCCGGCATCATCTGCAGATCTAACAACTGCTTTACTCGTTTTTTGCGCAGATCGTTCGAGGTTATCGATATTACTTGATGCTCTATTAGCCCCTCTACCCATACCGTCGAGCGCTGCACTAGCTTGAGTTGATCCCTGTAACAACGGAGCAATGTCAACGTCAACCTCGTAATAAAGCTCACCTACTTTTTCTGCCATCATGTTCTCCGGGCAATAAAAAACCCGCCTTAGCGGGTTGATTTATTTGCATCTTTTCTTGAGGTCTTCTCTGGCTATTTCAGAGTTGCTATCTAAATCATAGAACGATGGGTCGTGTATGTTTATCCGAGATGTTTTCTCTTCAACAGTGGTGATGAATATTAATTTTTTACTCACTCCATCCTTGCTGACAAAAGCAGTTCCGCAAACATTGCCGAATCTTGCATAAGCAGTGTCATCACCTGTTGGAAAAAACCTTACATCCTCTACGCTATTAACCTTAACATCAGCAGGGAAGAAAGTTGTCTTTACGCTCTTCTCTACCGCTTCAATTATTTTTTCATCATCTACAGCAAAGGCGTTACCGGCCGCAACAATAAGACTCACACCAAAAATCAGCTTCTTCATATCCCTATCCCCAAAGTAAATGATGGGATAAATCCTAGCATGGAGTGGGTGCAAGGTGGTGCAAAACGTCAGCACGGCTAAATGTTTACATCAGAATGCCGATACATTATGGAATCATTACTCAAGGAGAACCTTTAATGGAAAAGCCAAACCCGCTCGCCTCACTTACACTCGTCATGTGGTTTCTGATGTTTATTCCGAGCCTTCGTATGGCTCAAAAGGCTGGTTTCGGCTGGAAGATGGCCCTGTTGCTTTCATGTCCTGGCCTTCACTTCATCATGCTATTCGTCTTCGCTTACAAGAAGTGGCCCAGCCTGCCCTATGCTTAAGATTAGATAGCCAAAAGCCCACCTGAGTGGGCTCTTCGTCACTTAATCCGAAGCAGGATGAACTCGGAAAAGCTTGTAGTCCTGAACCAGAAAAAGAATTGCACAATCCCCATCATCATTCCAAACGGACTCATTTAGCCCCCAGTAAAATCGGTGAATTACTGTACCTTTTTCCGATTTTGTTTCGATATTCGTTCCTTTCTTTGTCCTCAGAGATACAAGCTCTCCCTTTAAAACATCTTTATCAGGAAACCAATATGTGTGGCGCACCTTGTTGGAAACTCTATCCGTCGAGGTATAGGTGCTATCTGCCAGCATGTAGTCGCCAATGTTGCAATCTTCTAAAACGCGCAGCAACACGTACTCTTCATTTTGATTACCATGATTATGAACACTAATCACCTTAACTTTCATAAACCACTCCCTCTATGTTTAGTATTAACATAAACATGCTTCCGAAAGATTAGAAGAGGGTTTGGCAAAAAAACATAAGCACTGATCATCTGTCAGGATGGGCGAACAAACAAAGCCAGGATAGGATGATTCTTAATTAAGAACCCCCTTAAGCAACTAAGGACATCGAATTGATAAGGATCGGCAGACTCCTTCCTGGTGGAGAAAGAGTCAGTGAAGGCCAGCACAGGCCAATCAAGGGCTTCGCTGAAATAAGCAATGATAGTGGCTCGACTGAAGAATTAGTCGTTTTTGCTAAAGAGCTTGAACCCCGCGCTCTTTCCATCGAATTAGTTTGCGCTACTGTTGGTCGGTTGCTAGAGCTACCAATTCCTGAGCCATTACTGCTGATAGATGAGTCTGGAAAATATTACTTTGCCAGTGTTGATGCCGCATATCCCAGCTTTCATCAATACATATTGGATCATGAGGACAAAGGTATCAAGGACAGGCTTGCAGAGTGGCCGCTCCTCAAGGCCGCCGCCTTTTTTGATGAGTGGATCGCCATGGATGACCGGAGCAATGGAAATATCTTATTTAATGGAGAGACATTTGCATTGATTGATCACGAGTCTGCTATATCTTCGCATATTCAACACGATTGCTTTGGTATTGATTATTACTCTAATCAGCTATTGCAGGTTGCAATCCACAATATTGATTACAGCGATGAACTATCAGTTCAAAAAACAGCCAATGAGGCTAACTCTTGGGCTGTAAACAAGGCAGGAATTTCAGTAAAAACATTGGAAAGCCATGTCTCGGATGTGCTTAGCGAGTCCACAAAACTCGAATTAATTTCATTTTTAACAGCTAGAATTGAGACTCTAGGTGCGATACTTTATGAGCAAATTAAGCCTCAGCAGCAGCAGATGAATTACAATGCTCAACCTTGATTTACTGATGAAAAACATACCTCCAATGCCTAGCATCAAAGGTCAATGGAGATCGTTCTACCTTGAGCCTATGCTGGGTTCAGGGGAGCGTTTGACTATCATGGTCGCAGCGATATCAAATGATGGACAAGCCATTGTTAAACCAGCCATTCGCAAAGAAGTGATTGAAGCGATGTACGGTTTCAAGTCCAACGCTTTTCTGTCTATGGTGGAAATTCTGTGCAACAGCCTTAGGGATCATCTTCTTACTAACAAAAGTTTTGAAGGATGGATTTCCCCCGTGACCGGGGTAACAGCTGGTTCGTCTCGGGAAGCAGCCTCAACTAGTGTCACTGGGATATTACGACAAGCAATCGCTCTCTCTTCTAGCCTTTCAACCCTGAACGTTGAAGATTCATCACAGGTAACTAAAAAGCATAGGACCGAAAAAGACCGATGGGCGACGCAGCTTATGCAGGCTGTGCTTACAAAAGATCCAAGTAGAGAGCGTTACTTTAATAGAAGCGTCACATTTACTGATGGACACAGGCCGGCAAAGATCTTCTATCTTAGCGAAAAGAGCGCCTTGAACACAGGTAAATTAGTTCCAGCTAATCTGAATCAACTAGTTATTGAAAATAAAGCTAAAATATCTGATTTATCAATGGCTAAACTGCATGATGAAATGTTTCCTAGGAATAGGCATGAGTTGCTGGTTTTCAGACCTCCTGCAGATGATCCACGGTATACAGATAAAAACATTTTGGCTATTGAGAGTGCTTTCCTCTCTTTAGAGGACCTTGCAGATGCATATTCTGTTTCGGTGTCAGCTGTTTATTCCGTAGAGCATGCAGTTAGCAAGATTATTGGAATAGCAGCCTAAAACATATCCGGATTTCTCCGGATATGTTTCACTGCTTTACAAGCTTCCTCGACTTCCTCGCCAGATAGTCATCAGCAACAGTGTCGTACTCTTCTTTCGTAAAGCCCTTCTGTTCAGGGAACTTCGCAGCAAGCATCATCTGGAACTCTGTCATCGTTAGCTGCTCCGCCTCTTCCCTGCTCGTGCCAAGATGAGTGCGGGCCGCGCTGATGTACTCGAATGCATTGAACTCAGATGATGTACTGCTGCCTTCATGGCGCTGCAGCTTCCTGACCTTAGCCTTGCCGATGATGCCATGCTGAATGAGGGACTGAGCAATCAGCACCATGTCACTGACTGGCATGGCACCGGGACGATATACGAATGCGCGGCGCCCTGTTCTTCCGGGCACTAGTTCACCAGTCAACGGAGTAGCATCCCAATCACAACAGGCTGTCAGCACAATCATTGCGGCTGATATCGCAGCCTTAGAGCATGCATTAGACAGGAGCCATTTGAGCGCGAAAGCAGGTGCGATATCACTGCCGCTGTATGCAGCATAGAATCGACGTTGGTGTTCCGGGATGGCCTGATAATTATCCGCCAGTGCTTTTAACCTCGGAGTGGCTTCATCGTTGTGCAGCGCATAAAACACCTCTACGATTTCTTCGGGCGTTCCGATGCGCGACATCGCAGTAAACGATGGGCGAAAGAAATACTCCTCTGCGCCATAGCTAATCAGGCACTCGCCTATTTCCTTCCAGGGCGTCATTGAACCTCCATAATCATTATCAAGGGCTGAAGCCAGCCCTTTGGAATGGTTACGAAGCAGTAACCGTTACAGCCGTAGTGCCGGTAAAGTTGCCGTCATTCGACTTGAAGGTGATGGTTGCTGAGCCTGCCGCTACTGCAGTAACCAGACCAGTGCTGCTGACAGTCGCCTTGGTCGCATCGGATGTCGTCCAGGTACCGGTGCGGTCGGTTGCATCAGTAGGCTGTACAGTGCCGGTAAGCTGACGTGTAGCACCAACTGCCAGACTAGCCGTCGCCGGGGTCACTGTTACACCGGTTGCCGGCACGGTTTCGTCAGTGTCGATAACCTGAATGGTGCTCGCATCGCCTACTTTGAACTCGGTGGTGAAGGTAACGATGTCATTAGTACCGCCGTCGGAGCTAAGGGCCGTCACCACCATGTAGCCGATGAAGGTGATTTCGCCATACTCCATACGCACCCAGATACCAGGCTGGCGACGGGCCTTAAGCTCACCTGCAAAGTATTTGATGAACCGGCCAACGCCGTACTGGTCCAGCTTGCCTTTTTTTCGCACTTCACCTTCAAAGCTGATGGTGAAATCTGAGTTGGTGATGATGCTTTCGACGAAGCCGCCGCCATCATCTGCATCGGAAGTTACTGTGTTAGGTGAGAAGTCCCACCCCTTACTTGTGCCGGCGGCCAGCGCTTTCCATTCCGATTCCTGCGGCAGCGCATCGCTGCAGCCATCGGCAACTTCAAGCACAACGGCACCACCGAACAAACGTTCGTTGCTGTTCTGGCAATCTGCCATGTGTAATTCCTCTTTGACATTAATTAATCGCCGAACGTGGCGACGAACTGAAGCCGAAAGACCAGGCGGCCTTCGTCTGTTGGGATGGGGGTGGGAACTCCACCAAGATTTTCGAGATAGCCGACGCAGTTATCAGTCATAGGATTTTGCTGTACGTAATCGATAATGCTTTCTACGGCTGATGCCGTGACTGCGTTTTTACCTTTGGCTCCTATCACATCAACCGTCACGTATCGATCTGAACCGAGGCCATGCTTAATCGCCGTGCCGCCATTCGGCCTGAAAACGATAAAGGATTCGGACAAGTCGCCGCTGTCACTCCAGATGAGAATCTGAGGTGTAAAGCCAGAGAGCAAGCCGGCATCATCGAAGTAATTTCTAACGCGTTGGTACATTGGCGGTGTCACAGCGACATCTCCTTACGAATCACTGCATCTACCTGATCGCGAGTCTCTTCCGCAGCGCGTGAGAGAAACTTCGGCTCGCCTGATGGATCCCAGTAACGCCCCCCACCTTGCGATGCTGGCCGCGGCTTGCCTTTCAGCGTCCCTCTGGCTTCATGTACATAAAGCGCATAATTAGCTGAGTAACCGATGCGGCCAGTTATGCGCGTGCCGTCAGCTTTAATGTCCTGAAATAGCGAGTTGATAAGTACTGACGTTTTCCCAACCGGTGTTCTGGCTGCCGCGAGCGGACCGATAATGCCAAATGCAGACACGATAGCTCGCACTGCCTTTCGGCTTTGTATGTCACCGACCACTGCATCAAGATTACGCTTAGCCTGTTGAACGCCTCTGATTTTTACGCCCATGCTTAAGCCCCTGTGATAATGGCCCAGTCATCGACAAGGCGGTCAAAAGTGTCTTCATAGCGCACGGCCTGCATTACTTCGTCGGCACCGGCCCTTAGCGGGTCCAACTCAGTAAGCACACCAATCGCGATGTAGTCACCTGTGTCGGCATCTGCAAACTCAGTCCAGAACGTGTTTTTCACAACCCGTTCAACGCCAAGGCTGTCAAGGCGCTTGCTCAGTCCACCTTCATAGCCGCAATCAATGACTACGGGGGCAGCGTAACCAAACGGGTCACCATACTCATTCTGGCCTTCGAGGCGCTTCCAGAACGTCGCTTTGCCGGTATATGACCAGCGAGCTACCTCAGACATGATTATGCCCTCCAGCCGATTACAGTGGGCTTTTCAGCAGCTATACGCTTGCAGTTGAACACCCATTCACCCGCGCCGCTCACGTAGCCGGTAGTTTCCCGTCCGGTAGACGTTTTCAGCCATACGCGGTCGTATGGTTTCGGCGGTGATGATGGGGATTGCCATTTCATTTCCGACCTCCGCACATGCACCCGCCTTTGGCTATCCACAGTCCAGCAAATGCCTGCTGAGTTGGGTCGGCGGGTATCAATGCAGTGGCACACCCGTGTTTGTCGAGACCGCGCAGAAGTCCAAGCGAACCCTTCCAGCGGTCTGCAAATGAGCCGTAGCGGAATGACCTCGACGCACCAGATGGGGCTGACTGAGAGCTGATATATTTATCGCCCTGTCCCAGCCCCATCAGTCCTAACAGATAGATCTGAATGAGCAATGCGGTTGCCGCCGGGTAATTAGCATCCAGACACTCCTGAATGCTGTTTGCCTGCTCAACAAGCGCCGTGAGAATGAAATCTGGCAGCGTAATACCCTGGCTCACCAGATACTCTTTTGCCTGCTCCTGGGTAACCATGAATACCTCTCAGCCCTGCCGGAACAGGGCATAAAAAAACCGCCAGCGCGGCGGTTGTTATTCAGCGGTTGGGAAAAGCTTTTCCAGCTCACCGTCCGGCAGCAGCTCTGCCAGCTTGTCAGCACCGAGATTGCCTTTGTACTCAATACCCAGCTCATCCAGACGCTTGGTGATCGCATCTTTGCGGGCCTGCTTGTCTGACGTGGCGCTAGGTGTTGCTGGAACCAGCTCAGCCGATGCTTTGTCGGAAAGCTTGCGGACGTGAGGCTTCAGTGATGGATGCACTGTTTCCAGTTGCACTACGTCACCCTTAGCTACGCCGTGCCACGGCTTAATCACTTCGTATTTATCAGCCATGATTTCTCCTTAAGCCAGGTTGGCGCCGTAGACCACACCGGACAGGCCTTCGCCGTCCTTCTTAATCTGCAAACCTTCTGCAGACATGATCTGGAAGTTGTAATTGCTCTGCGGCATTGGACGCGGCAGAGGCACAACACCAACCGCCATACCAACCAGCGGAGAAATCACGTCCTGACGGCGCTCATAGGCGATGAACTCATTGCCTGACAACGCGTAGGTCATCTGAATAGACTTCGCCGGGATGAACTTGCTGATCGCATCCAGAACGGTGCCGCTAAGCAGTGCGTTAGTGCCGGTGTTGATGTCAACCAGATACGGCTTAGCCATATTCGCCCACATTTCCGGGCTCACCCACAACTTGTCGTAGGCCGTCACCTGATTGGTGCGAGCGGTCAAGCCAAAAGGTCCGGTTGGGCCAAAGAATGCCAGTACCTGAGCTGGTGTAGCAGTGGTAAGGTTGATATTTGCGCCGCCCGCACCGCTTCCGAGGTTAATCTTCTGCGTATTGCGGTGGTTCTTAATGCCCTGGGCTTTGTAACCATCAACAGAAATAGATGCATCCCCGTTCAGGTAGAAATTGACGCGCTTCTTATGGAACTTGCGCATCTTAGCGGACTGAGATTCCAGCGCGAGGTCAATGCCTACAGTGCTCAATCCTGCAGCATGACGCCAGTTTACGCCGTAACCAGCAGTGAACACAGGAATCGGGTCGCCATCAGAACCGAATTCAGCGTGGTCAAAGGAGTATGGTGCCTGGCCATCGATGCTGACTGATACGTCATCAGCGATATCTCCAGACACGTTATACATCTTCGCTGTTTTGCCTACCGGCAGAACGGTTTGCACGCCCATCAGGTCATTGACGATTTCCATGCCAATTTCCTGATCGCGCATCTGGATAATCTGGCGGTCAATCTCAGCCCAGAACTCGCGGGTAAAGCCGCCGATGGCATTCGCTGCCAGCATGTCATGCGTCATGCGCGTACGAAACGCGTTAACCATCATGTCGTGCTGAGCATTGAAGATGTCACGGTTCGCCCACAGCTCGTTCCAGTGTCCGCGCAGTCGGCTGTTAGCAGCCAGTGTTTCAGCGGTAAAATACATTCTTATTCTCCTGATTAAGCGCCAGCAGCTGCGGCAACGGTGCCGACGCGCATACGCACGCGGATGAGGTCGGTAGAGCTCGCAGCGATAGTCGCTTCATCCTGGCTGTAGCCGATAACCGAATCGGTATCAGATGTGGCCTTGGTGAACTGACCGTTCGTGCCGAGTTTGATCGGATCGTCTTTGCCGTAGGTGCCTGCAACGCACAGTAGCGCCAGCTCACGACCTTCTTCCACGTAGTTACCTACAGCGGAGTCGCCAGCCGGAACTGCTTCAGTGATTTTCAGGCCCTGATGGTAGGCAACGTCAATGATGTAGAGACGACCAGCCAGCGCGGTAGCCTGCGCAAACTCATTGTCGTCGTTGATGACAGCCGCAGTACCCGGCAGCAGAGCAGCAGCAGTAACGCGGGTTTCGGTCTTGTACAGAGACTGACCGTCGATATTAACGCGACGATAACGGGCCATTACGCAGCACCTCCGAAGTAAGCAGCCGGATCCGGTGCGCCGGTCACTGGTGGGTTTTTGGCACTATTGGTGCCGATGTGGGTGGCTTCACCCAGAGACTTAAACATTGCGTCCAGCGCTTCACCTGACAGAGCGTTAGCGACGATTTCACCATGCACTGCGGCGACAGCATCACGCTTGGTTTTCTCTTCAGCGCGTGAGTTGGCGGTCAGTGAATCTGACAGCGTTTTCTGATTGGCCTGGATGCCTGCCAGCGCCTCAGTAATGGGCTTCAGTGACGCTTCATTGTTAGCAGCGATAGCGCCGCTGACGATAGTGCCAATCTGTTCCAGTTCTTCTTTGGTTAAAGGCATATCGCCCTCCGTTTGGTGGTTTGTTGCAGGAGCATCCTGCGGTGTGAAAAGGGATTTAACTTTGTTGGCTACGATGGCGACCCATGACTCCTGACGGGCAACTTTAGAGCCGGTATCGTCGAAGGTGATCTTGCCGCCTTCGGTGGTGTAACCGTAAACCTGCGCATCGCCCCCGTTACGGATAACAATCGCCTGTGAATCGGTGAAGTCAGCAATCCATGCGTAATCATCCGGGCCAGTAGCAAACTTATCTCGGGCGGCTTGCTCAAGGCGGCGTTCGCGCTCGCGGTATGATTCGCCAATCAACGCACCAGAGTTGGATTGGAGCGTTTTCGCCTGGTCAGCGTTAACCATCAAGCCAACACCCTGCTCGGGCTGCGCTGCGCCAACCTCGTGCAGCAGAATGGCGTCGTGGTCCATCATGTTAATCTTCGCGACCCACTCGATGCCCTGCGCCTTCTGTTCTGCGCTGGATTCCAGCTGGTCGAGAAAGACAGCAACACTGGTGTGGATCGGCGGAACGTCATCGCCACGCTCAATAGCGGCAACGCGCTCAAGCAGCTCCCGTCCGCCTTCGCTCTGGTTCGCTACGGTGGTATCAACCCACTTCTCCGCATAAACACGGTTGCCGGACTTCTTAACATTGCGGTTCCATGCGCCAATGTGACCGGCGTTGATGCCTTCAGGTGAAAAGGCTGAGACAAACTGGCCGTCTACAGTCGGATGGCCGAGCGGCGCCAGTGTGCCTTCTAGCCCCTGATAATGTGCGTCGATTTCTGATGTCGGATACAGGCCTCCGTTCATCACAACGTTGGCTGGCAGCGTGTAACTTGGCAGCACCAGATGCGGCCGTCCGTTATACGTTTCACGGCGAATAGCCTGACTGTTCACCCTGGTGGTGACGTTGACCTGCATAGTCATGGTTATCTCTCGATTAAGCCGCGTGCTTATGGTCGCAGCAGTGATGTGATTTATTGGTTGCCATGCGTTTTCCCCATGTCTGGGCAAACTCTTTTTTGGCGATGTCGATTACAGAGGAATTGAGCGGCACGCCCTTCGCATCAACCAGCACAGTGACCTGAGAGCATTTGCAGTTGATCGCGTTACCGTTGATGCTGTACCAGTCGCGGACATCTTCTGAGGTATAGAGGTTGCCGTGGCGTAGTGCGTGCGTCCGGCGCGTTGTGGCGCTCAGGGCAGATAGATGAAGCAGCATGACGTTCAGGCCCAGATCATCTTTGGCTGAGTCATGCTCATCCCATCTGGCACGTCGTAGCGCGGTGGTGATTTCCGTTCTGGCTATACGGTTAGCCCGCCCCTGCTCAATGCCTATCTGGTCACGCAGTCGCCTGGCTATTTCTTTCGGGTTCTGTCCGCGTCCCATTCCATCAGTCAGGATTCTCGACAGGTCCTGCTTAACATCCGCAGCCAGCCCTTTCATCTCTTCAAAGGTGCGAGCTCTAACCAGAATTAACCGGCTTTGATAGGCATCACTGAGAAGGATGTCCTGCACACTGCCGCGATCTGCTTCGTACGCGGGAGATTGCTGAGACAGGTTGGCAAACTCCTGCCCCGTGCCTCGCTGATAAGATGGCGAAACATAATCCTGAAACAGCCACGGATTGAACTCGCCACCCTGCAGCAGGATTTCATCAACGAGGGCATCCCCGTTCTGCAGAAGCATTGAAAGCAGGTTTGGGTCTAACTGGAAGGTGTAACGCTGGTTTACTGCTGGCTCTGCTGGTATGCGGTTAAGTAGCTCGATGTATCGTGTGCTGATTTGCTTAAGGCGCCTGCCGTATTCTCGCATTGCGCCGCGCTCAAGGCGGTCAACGCCGGTAGGGTCGAGCTTGTTAGCCGGCAGTATTGCTGGCTTCGGCTTCCTCTTCAGTTTCGCCATCTTTCTCACTCTCCGGTAATGGATCGCTACCGCCTGGCTCATAACCTGCTGCGACACGAATCTCATCCACGGTGAACACCTGCTCGCCAGAGGCCAGAGATGTCTGATTGATGTTGCTCATCTTCACCGCGCTATCCAGCTTGTCAGATGGTGACTGCTCGTTGAGCTCATCCCACACGATGCTGAACTTAGCCACCGGTTTGATGATCTGCAGATAGGTGAGTTTATCTACCATGTCTTCGACATCGAATGACAGGTCGCCACGGCGTGACTGGCAGCGGCTGTTGAAGTAAATCTGGTCTTCTGTGCTGGCGCGCTCACCTGACTGGTTACCGACGATGATGCGAGAAGGCATATCAACTGATGAACTGAATGTCTTCAGGTTGACGTCATAGGTAGGTGATGGGTCAGAAACCGCATTGACCATTGACGTGACCTGAGCACCCTGCGTAATCAGCAGCGTGTCGTTGCCGCGGTTAATCTCGCGTGCTGCCTCGTTATAACGCTCCTGCAGCTCATCAACTGTGACGCCATACATTGATGCCAGATTGTTGAAATCGATATCTTTGTCGAAGTTGATGTTCTGCTGACGTGCTGCGTTCTTCAGGAATGATTCACCCGAACCACCCTCAACTTTCTCCAGACTGACGCAGGCGTTGTACCCCGGCTCAAGAAAGCCGATCGCATCCTCGGACATGTCGCCGACAATCAGCACGCGGTCGGGGTGAATGTTGCGCTGCGCCGTACTGCCATCGGAAAGCGATTCGGTGTACTGCCACATTGTGATGGCGCCGTTGTTATCCCGACCGCCCACTTTCAATGCGCTCGCCCAAACCGGCGTTATCTTTTGTAATGTCTTGCCTTTAACTACTGGCTCATCCCACTTCTTGCTGTCTTTGATGTGCAGCAGGATACCGGCCCATCGACCGATAAGGCGACGAGCGTCAGCCTTAGCAAAGGTGCGCCAGAAGCGGTGAGTGAATACCTCATTGCTGGAGCGCTCCCATGCGGTAAGTTCTCGCGATTCATCGGACTGCTCGCCCTCAACAACCTGCGGGTTTGTCTTCCAGCAGTTTGAAACCAGCTTATTTACCGCACCGTGTGCAATACCGCCGCGGCGATACAGCTTGTGCAGGTCATCGAATGTCAGGTCTTCTTTGAAGCCATATTCGCACCATGCGCTCTCACGCTTCGCATCCAGACCCATGCCGGGGTTAAATGCCATGGCGCGCGCACGGGCAATCCTGACGTCATTCAGCGCGTGATTGACGGCTAGTGATATTTTGTCAGTCATGGTTTGTCCGTTGGTGTGTTATCTGCCTTGCAGCCGCTTGGGAAGCAGCATTCCTGCCATCTGGCCTTTACGTTTGATGTGACCATCAAGGCCATAGCGTATGCCATCCCAGCAGTGCTCGAATCCGTCAGCCAGCTTAGGAAGCACCTCGCCTGTGATGCGGTCAGTTTTGTACGACCACATGCGGGCTTCAATTGCGACGTGTTTGCATCTCGGATGGATAATGATTTCATCGAATCCGCGAAGGTGAGCTATCCCATCCTCAACGCTTCCCGGCCACTTATCAGCCGCAGAGATGTTGAATCCCTGACGCCTGAGATAGCTGATTGTTTCTGGTCGCGCAGAGTCGGCCTTGATAGGCCATTCACGCGATCCGGGTATGGTGTCGTAAAGCTCTGGCATGTGGTCCAGCTCAGTCTGCTGGCCATATGCCTCGTACTCGATGTAAAGCCGGTTATGCAGAATGAATGATCTGGTCAGTGTGTTCGGGTCCTTGGCGAAACCAAAGTCAGCGCCAAAGAACAAACGCTCAGCCTCTTTCCACAGATCATCAGAGAATTCAGCAATACGATATTTGCCAGCAAGCACCTGCTTATCTGAGTTCTCCAGATAGGCGCCTTCCCATACCCACGCATAGGTTGAAGGGTCGAGTCGGCGCTCATCGTTCAGACGTTCCCCCTCCAACACGTCAGGGAACCACGGGTTATCCGTGTAATTCATCTCGACAGTTACACAGTCATCACCCATCTCTTTGCGAAAGCGCTTGTCAGTGGCGCTGCCGTCTCGTTCCGGGTTCCACGTGACCCAAATCTCTGAGCCCTCTTCGCGCACGGTAGGGCTCAGCTTCTGCCAGGCGATCTCGCTCACCGATTCAGCTTCATCAACCCAGCACAGCAGAATGCGTGCCTTTGACTTGATGCTGTCGAGGTTATGACGCAGGCCGGCGAAAACGTATGTCACGGTTTTGTCGATGGTGCGTATGTATTTCTCGCCGATATCGAAGTTGGAAGCGAGCCACGGCACTGACAGGATCGCTTGCTTCACCTCCTGCATGCTCGACTCTTCGAGTGAGTTCATAAACTCACGTGCGCAGAGAATCACCCCTCTCTCACCATTCATCATCGCCTGATATGCCTTCACGGCTGTCATCAGGGCAAACGTGCGCGTCTTTGCGCTACCGCGGCCTCCATGTGAGCAGCGATAACGCTTACCGACTGCAGTGAACAGTGGAGCAAGCTTGGCAGGTATCGGGAGCTGAACGGAGTCACTCATGATTTTGGCTCAACAGGCAGCAACTGGATAGTTGTAGGCTTGGTCGCCATGGTGCCATCAGATGATCTGTGGTCGATTTCCTGACTGACTTTATCGCCGTACTTCTTCGGGTTCATGCGGGCTAATGCCCACTTACGGGTGTCGATGCGAAGGCGTGCTTTGCCAACCGCTGCAGCCTCTTCTGCAACGCTATCCGCTATGTCGAACATCTCTTCGAAAATAGCATCAGCGCGGGTCTCTGTGGCCTTCGCGTATTGGTCGCGAAACTCATCGTGTTTAGCCAGCCATCTAAACACGGTCGCCTTATCAGGCATTCCCGGACGCTCACAAACCTTGCGAAGGCTTTCACCATCGGCAAGCAGTGAACAGATGTCAGCAGCCACCTCTGGTAAATAATCAGAAGGACGGCCATTTTTAGTTTTGGTCGCCATATTAAACCTTTAATGTTTTTTCTAAAAAAGCCGATAAGTCATCAAGAATTTTTATAAAAAGGATATATACATAATGGGCCTATTTTTTGCTCCGACCCTCGTTGAATTGGCAATTAAGTCAATTTATGACCTTTATAAAAACAGCTCTGGCGGCTCAATAGTTACCCCGGAAGAGAAGGCAGAAACAGTTGATGCGGCGAATTCAATCGTTGACATTCAGGCGAAAGCTCAACAGGAACTCGCTATAGCAAGAAGAATTCTTATTGCTGAATCAGTAGAGATAACTGAAATTTATGAGGCTTCTGGTCAAGGTAACGCGGGCATACGTAAAGACGATACTGCCTTACAGGTTGGCGCTCATGGGGAAGGACGTAAAATGACGCAAAGAACCATAAAGTTTGCTGGTTTTAATCATAAAATAGAGGATGTTATCGCTCTTCTCGATGAGAGTTATAGCCAAGCCAGCAACTCTGAGGATGCCTCAGTAGTAGTCAGTCCGGATGAATCGGAACATACTCCATCTTAAGCACGTCATCAGGAGCTAGATATACCCATCGCCATCTTCTTTTTCTACACCAATGAAGCCGTTGACGATTTAAGGCTGTGACCTGTTCATCAGGCCTTCATGCGTTTCACCGGATTTAGTGGTTACTGTGATGCGGTAGATGTCGGACATTGAGAGCCTCTTTATCCGCATGTGTGGATCTTGCCATTACGATGAGACTGCAAATGGTGATGGCAATACTATGTTAACTTTGGCAAAACCAAGGAGGTGGTATGTTTTCCTTTCTCAACACATTCAAGCGGCTCATAAGCAAGCAGCAGACGGCGCTGACCGCTGAGCCAGAGTATTCAGATGAACAGCTTTTGCAGTGGGCCACCGGTTGCATGTTAGAAGGTTTGCCAGATGAATTTTATGAGGCGAGAATTTCTTGCTTCCGTAACATCGATAGTGAAGGACGCATAGCAATTGCAGCTATACATGACTTCAAGTTAACCAGCGAAAGTGAATATATGTCTTTCACTCCACCAGATGACCTTTACGCCACACACTGCATAGAGAAAATTCTTAACGAAGAAAACTGGCGTGAAGCCACTATAATCTTTACCACACAAACGACACGATTCATGTGGCAATAAAAAAACCGCCCGGAGGCGGCTTATTTCTACATTCTTGTGAACCAATGAGGGCATTTATTATCACGCCGAAGATTTTCTAGCATGTAAAAGCAGAAATCATGAATGGCATCCTCTGCTGACATTTTCTCAGGAATTCTTTCGCTAGCATAAATGGCGTCCTGCACAATGCTGTAGATTCCTGTCGCGCTATAAATATGCGCTTTCTTGCCTTCAGGATCACTCCTCATTACATTGCCGTTGTTGCTCAACACCATTGTCTGAACACCCCATAAAAACAATTCTTGTTTAGTCATGATATTTCCTCAATGAAGTGAAATGTCATACTAACCCAGCTTTGCAACGCTTCACAGCGTGGCTAACCGTTATCCCTTGTCGGAGAGATTCATCATCAGGCGCACTCGTAAATGCGCCTTGTGATGCTCACAAAAAAGCCCCCGTTAGGAGGCTTTATAATTTATGACTTGAAGCCACGCTTACCGTGGGCTTTGCGCCATGCTTTAACAGCGGCGACAATCTTGACAGGAGTTGCGTCTTTATCTGCGCTGTAAAAGATCAGGTCAGAACCTTCAGGGTGCTCACTTACCGAAATGAAGTTTTCCAGCAACTTATCCTGATGAGATTCTCCGCCTTTAGCGCTGCAGATTTCACTCACAAGTTGGGTGAATTCTGCTTCCGTGTAGTCTTCAAATTTATGCTTCAGTTCCATATTTTCACCTTATTTCTTTGAATGAATTTCGATATGACGCTTTGGTGTCAGAACGCGAAGGTTATCGATATCATACACCTCGCCGCCTTGTGAGATAAGTTCGACATGATGAAGCTCATAAGAGCGACGGCCGCCAACACTTTCTTTCGCCTGTACGCGAGGTGCTAATCCTTCTTTCATTCGCTGACGGTTGTTAGTGTTAAACTGGCCTGCCAGCTCGGAATCGGCCACAACCTCCTTCCAGAAAGCATCGCGAAACGCATCAAAGCTTCGGAATTCTTTACCAGCCAATTTTTTAGCAATCCGTGTTGGTACTGGTACACCTAATTCTTTACCAGAAGCCATTAACCACTTGCCCACGACATCTGCACCAACGCCTTCGACTTTACCTGGCAGGTCACGTCCACTTTGCAACATGACATAGATAGGTTTCAACCCAGAATCAGCAGGGAAAATCAGGATTGCATCCCTGAAATCCATGTCATCCGCCATTGGGAAGCTTTCAATCACCGGCGATGTGTTTACAGGATTTTGGTTGCCTGTATTACCTGGCACCGCATCGCTATGAGCTGGCGTTACAAGAGGCGGCAAACCTTTATAGCCAGGAGCTTTCTCAGGTGACACTAGGATTGTTCGCGAAGGTAGGCCGCTCTCTGCTGGTATAGATACTGAATAAAGTCCTGTAACCTTATCAATCGAAGCATTCAATACACGAACAGCACTAGGGTTAACAGTTCGTACCAGATATGTTTTGAGTGCATTCTCTGTGTAATAAAGGCGGCCACGAACGGCCATATTGACAGAGCCATTAACGTCAGCAGCAGCTTTTAAGGAAGCGTCAGATGGAAGCTTAATAGCATCTGCAGGCATGGCGGACAGGAACATATTAATATCTTCTCGTCCTGGTACCTTATCGCTACCTTCACCCGCACTAGGAATATATGCAACAGATGCGATCAGTGCACCAATACCACTTCCTGAAATGACTGTGCCGATTAACTCAGCGACTACAGTACGTACAGAGGTCCATGCGGTCGCAACTGCAGCCTCACCCAAGGTAAAACCGCCCAAACCTGTTTCGGCAAAGGTAATTGGCGCCGCAGAGGCGGCTACTGCAGGAAAGCCAGCAAAGCCAAATACATTCTGCTCTTCTAATTTTGAACGCGCAGCTTCAAGTGCAGCAGCTTTAGTTGCAGCTTCTGCCTCCGACTTAGCTTTAGCGTCAGCTTCCGCTTTTGCTTGGGCTGCTGCTGCTTGCTCAGCGCTTAAGCGCGCAGCTTCTGCAGCCTGGCGTGCAACCTCGGCCTGTCGCTTTGCCTCTGCATCAGATAGAGCTCCGGAAAGCCTGGCATCAGCAGTTGATTTGTTGGAATTCGCTGCGTTAGCTGCTGCCTGAGCATTAGCAACATTGGATTGAATAGTGTTACGCTGATTAACTTCAGCATCCAATACAGTTTTTTTTCCATCCATATCAGCTTTATTTTTAGCCGACTGGGCCAGAGCTAGTAGATATTGACGATAGTTTGGCGAAATAACATCATTTGAAAAACCATATAGCTTTGCAACCCTCTCCATAGACCTATCGTAAGCAGCCTTAGAAGAGTCATATTCATTTTGTCGCTGAGCAACAACTGCATTTTGTGCATTTAAAGAATTCTGCACATTATTCAGATTAGCGTTAGCAACATTTACGGCATCCTGAGCGATATTCGCATCACGCTGAGCCGCCTCTACAGGATGTGCAGCATCCCATTCTGCCTGTTGACGCCGGGCTTCTTCTTCGGCCTTACGTTGCGCTTCTGCGGCAGCTGCATCATTCGCTGCCTTTTGCGCTGCAGCGGCTGCAGCAGCTTTCTTCGCATCTAATTGCACCTGAACGAGTGCACGAGCTTGTGCCTGACGTGCAGTTTCACCATTTTTCCAGTCTTTACGATTATTCAAAATCGGCCGCGAATAAAGGCTTACCCCGGTAATATTGTCATTACCGTCAACGGTTACCGTATAAATATAGCCATCAACTGCTGAACGGAATCCCGATGGAACAGGTGCCGTTACATTAGTCCGAAGATTATCGCGACCTTCACTGCCTGAATGGCCATCTGACCAATGAAGCGAGTTATCTGGCACCCAATTCATGCCTCGTGAGATTTCAATCCGATATTCACCGTTAACCCACCGCCCTACAACTTCTCCAGGCTTTGCTGGTGACAGAACGTATCGACCATTACCAGCGTTGCCAGACGGGCCGGAGCCTGTATTAACACCATCGGTCGGTCCTCGCCCACCACCGCCAAACTGGTTGTTATGAGCATTGTCAAAACCATTTCCTGAACCCATAGAAAAATTCCTCTTTGACGTAAAATAAAACCAATTAAAAGCACTGTATAAATAAACAGTGAAATTGAATTTTACGCTTCATGACTTATGGGTGCAATACTGTATAAAGCAATATTTATCAGTTATTTATAGGAAATATTTGGAGTGCCCGTGTGCAATAAGATCACACTAGTATTTAAAATTTATTCAGTAGCTATATCTAATAAAAGCATTGCTCTCTGACGTACTGTTGCAGCCCGGCTATTTGCTTTCCGGCAACTTCGATTCGCTCTCTGAGGGTGAAATAATCCCGTTGAGCGGAGTCAGTAAGTCGGGCGCTGGCTGCATCATCCAGGCCGGGGGTGCCGGTGGCGGATTGCTTCGCACAGGTGGCGCTGAGCTGCAGCCGACGCTTGCCAGTAGCAACGTCATCATGCAGCTGATCGATAGTGGCTTTAGCACTTGCTAGCTCCTTCGTGTATTTCTCATCGAGTGCGGCCACATCACGCTGGCGTGTCTGCATATCGGTGATAGTGTCATTTGCCAGATTGAGGTTGCTGCTTGCCGTGTCACGCTGCGCCTTGTAGTCGATGGCATTGCCACGGTAATAAAGCGCAAACGCTACTGACGTGGCTAAGAGAAGAAGAACCAGCAGGATTAGAGCAGTGAGCACTTTAGCCTTTGAGGTCATCAGCACTCTCCGCCAGGCACATGGTGCGCTCCATATCGCGACGGTTCATTAATCCCCGCCACTTTTGACCGCCAGCGTAAATCCACCGACGCAGCTCTTCACAGGCACCGTCAACATCACCTGAGTTAAGCCGCTTCAGCAGAGTTGATTTGGAAAATGCAGAAGTGCCAGCGTTGTAAGTGAAGCTGTAGAGCGCAGCGCGCTGATATTCACCCAGCGGCACCTTGACCAGCCCATCTACCGACATCTTAACCGGTTGCAGGTCACTCCACAGAAGCCGATCACATTCCCGGTCGGTGTATTTCTTGCCTTTGATGATGTCTGTGCCGGTATGACCATCGCAAACAGTCCAGACGCCAGCCACATCCTTGTAAGGCTCGTACACCCTGCCCTCAACGCCATCCTTTCCACCGAGGAATACCGTAGCGATAGCCATAGCTCCGCCACCCGCGACAGCAATCAGCTTATTGCGCAGGCTGTTTGACATAGCCATGGATTATTCCTCGTTGATGCCAGGCGCGGTGGGCCAGCGCTGAAGGGCTTTGATTTGCGCCAGGGTAGCCTTGCGTTTGTAATACCAGTTGATGCCGAGCGTGAACAGCGCGACCAGAATACCGGCCAGCACGCCTACAGCACTCCACTCATCGGGACTTAGCCGGGTCAGAAGACCATTGGCGATTGTCCCGGCAGATGCGCCATATGCTGCGCCTGAAGCCAGTTTGCTCATATCGATACTCATAACACCTCCGTGATTACGGTCGGTGCTGCAGGTAGTCAGAAGAAAAGATCGCCCGCTGCCACACAGGAAAGGGTGAGAGTCGATATTGATTGGCAGGGGCGAAAAACGAAAAAAGCCCACCGAAGTGAGCTTTTGAAATGAAATTTAATCTTGATTCCAGACTGTCTCATCCAAGCTGACGTTTAAATGACCATTAGTGATTTCATAATAAGCACTTCCGCCTACATCAATATCATGGTCTTGGTCTTTGCATCCGGAGAAATAGTTTACTACTGCAATGAATTCAATAAAGTTTTCTGTTGCACCTTTAATTTCGAATGACCCATCCACTACTTGATATTGCCCATCACCGCCATACTTTGCTAAAAGGTACCCATCAAAATATGAAGAGTACTCTTCAAACAATGCGGACAGCCCATCAAGATTTGATGGCGAAACATTACCGAGGGGTATCGAATAATTTTTTATGCTTTGCATGCTTTAACCTCTTTGATTGAAAGTTTTACATGCTAAGCGACAACAGGTTATGTCAGAAATCTTTTGAAAGTCTGCAATGAAAAAGGCCAGTTCTATGACTGACCTTTGAAATAGTTTAGTGATGTTACTTACCCGCTACAGGGTATAAGGGCCGTTTTATCCGCTCTTGGGGATAATAAAAAAGCCCGCCGACTGGTGAGGTCGCGAGGCTTCTTGGCATCCACATTATCAGTGATGGAACTGACTGGATTAAGTTAACGCGTCAAACAACAGCGCGCAACTTCAACTGTTAGGAATCATATCCCCAGCTTCCTGAAAAGTAAATAGTTCACGATAAAATAACCAGCGATTTTATGTCCTTTATTTTCAGTTAAGCCTACAAGAGAAATTAAATCATAAGAACTGATCATATATCAGTATTAATTAATAGGAATCTTCTGATAGATTGTTGTGACCATCGCTTCACTCCTCTCTTGTTCAGGATGCTAGAAATTTATGAAAAAGATTGCCGCACTTTTAATGCTCACCGCAGTATTTGCTTTCTCAAGCTCAGCTATGGCATGTCCTAAAGGCACACATCCACACGGCGGAACCGGTTCTCACCATGCTGGCGGTTCATGTTACTAACCTATTAATTTAATAAAATGCAAAGGTGCATGCCTTGAAAAAAACATTAGCAATACTCTTCCTTGCCTTATCTCTCGGCTCAATTACACAAGCTTTTGCTGGCAACTGCCAACATGCTAACGATACGGCAGCAGATGGTTCTCGCTGTGGTGGACGTTCATCAGATTCACGTCCCGGCGGAAACTAATTAGCAATAGCCCACCTTACGGTGGGTTATTTTCAAACTGTAAGTTTATTCAGTGAGGAGTTAGCCCATGATTCCTCAATTTCCAGCTTGCCGATAAGCTGGTCATAGAATGGCTTTCCGCTCCTGTCCCACGTTGCCAAACTGATAGCCTCCGTAAATGCGCAAATGCTTCGGAATGCTTCAACTGCGGGGGTGCGCTCATACCCTCGCCCGCAGCAACGCTTACAATCCCTCATGACCGGCACGCCCTGCTCTTCAGTCAGCTTGCGATCAGCGGCCCGTCCACGTCCGCTACAGTCACGACAAGCTGATGACACGACGCCCTTACCTTTACAGGTCTTGCAGATAACGCGAACAACCTCCTTCACGCTTCGTGCTGAGCCACCTGATAGCGGTGACTTCATGCTAAAAACGTCAGCCTCAATAAATCCTTTCGCCTGGCAGCATTCGCAGGGTTTGACGCTGGCGGCGCTTCGGCAATAATCCATGTAGGCATAAGTTGCGAGCGTTTGCATAACCGCTGTCTTAATATCGGTGTCTAGCTTGCGCAAGGCGGCAACCTTATCGCAGGTACTCAATGCATATTCAGTTAATAACGATACGGCGCGTCGGGCGTCGTTATCGCTCACTCCAACCTTACCCATGAACGCACTATAGCCCAGCGGCACTCGGCTCTGAGTCATTCCCATGGCAGCCATGTAGTCAGTGCCTGATAGCGCATCTGAAGCTGTTGCAGGCGGCATACCCGCAAAGCTCGCTGTTTTTGGAAAATGATATTTTACTGTTGCTTCAAGGCTCATGGTGTTTCGCTCCGTTGCTTGATCAGCTCTCTGGTTTTCTGCCGGTAATCTGCTGCCAGCTCCTGCAACTCCTCACGCGTCCACTTTTTCAGCTCATGCGGGCCCATCAGGCGATCGAAAGCAGACTGCCCAATCTTCGCGATGAGTTGCGGCCTGTACTCGCCGATATTCCCGGACAGGTATGAATTGCAGTGCTCACACTGGAGGTGGCAGTTGGTTTCGTCATAACGGGTTTCTTTGCTGGCACCTACCGTGCGGTAGTGACCGGCGTTCATCTTCGCGCCTGTCTTGCGGCCACAGCTGATGCACGGCTGTCCGAAATCGCGAGTGCGGATGTACTGGTTGAATGCTGACTGGGCTTGTCTGTGGAAGTAACTGAGGGGCTTTACTGCTAACTTGCGGATTTTGGTGTGGCGCTTTTCCTGCTGAGCTTCATCTTTTCGCCGTCGTTCTGCTTCCTGTATCGCCTTATGCCGGTCCTTCTCTCTCTTTGCCAGTGCTATCAGGGTTCCGCATCCTGGTGAGCACCACGTTTGATTTGAGTAACCCGGGTGAAACCATTCGCGACAATCCACGTTCTTACATCTTCGCCTGACTTTTCTCATCGCCCCCTCCGTGCATTCTGATGTTGTCGTCTTGCATCCAGCCGGCGCAGCAGCGGACGCAGGCATATGTCTCGTCCGTAGCCAGCGGTATGCCACAGCCAGCGCAGTTGATAGCAGGTATATCGCCATGCGGCATGAATTGGCAGATAGTCGAGGTGCTCGTAATACCAGATATCCTCTTCGCAGATTTCACAGCTAACTCCGAACCGGTGTTTATCTTCACTGGTCAGCACAGTACTGCAGCTACAACAACGCTTACGCCCAGCATTTGTTCTCATAAGTTTTGTCTCTTCGTGGTTCGCGATTACCTTCAGGCAACAGCGCACTAACCAGCCATAAGCGGGGATCGGCGGCGAGTGTCTTTTGGGTATGAATGTTACGGGCGTTGTAACGGGAAATGAGTTCGTTTGCAGTGTCTGTATCTACAGGGTCATGGGTGAACCATGTTTTCTTCATTGCTTTTCCTTTTGTGAAGCCCACGATCGCCCTGACTGACCATCAACACACCATTGACTACGACGTGATACCGGCAGTTAAAGTCTCGGGCATATTTCCTGACAGTTGTGCGAGTGGATTTGAGCGCTCGGCCAACTGCTGTTTGGTTTCCTCGGGTCTCAATGAGCAGCTGAGGAATGGAGGTAACCTGTGGTGTCATGCTGTACTCCCGAATCTTCCAGCCCATTCAGCTGCGCGCGCTGATTCATCGCTAAACCTGACGCTCTGCTCGGCACCGAAGGCGTGGATTAGAGTTATGAGGTCACGCATCTCACTGACGCGCATTTTGCTTGTTGACTGGCCCAGTACTACAAAGCCGCCGTTGATACCCGGCACCGTCTCCTGTCCTTTCAGGCTGGCACTGAAAATATGTTTCCAGCTTTCTGAGTCGAGTTTCTTCCCATACCAGACCACCTGACTTGATACGTCATGCAGGCAGGCCCAAAGCATGCGATTCTGCGCAAGGCTTCTGGTGTCTTCTTGGATGGTTACCTGCAGAGGTTTGTCGGGATTGGCGGGGAGTTGCTGGATGACGCTGATGCAGTTCTGTCGGATGTTGCTGTCTCTCAGTAGAAAACGTTGCGTCTCCACTGTTACCTCCCTTCGATTGTCTCCACGTAGTCATGGATGTTGTCGGCTACGGCGCTCAACAACAGGTCAATGCTCTGCTTACTGTGTCCGCCTTCACGAAACATCCTGAGGACCGTCAGTATCGCTGAGTGTGAGTCTTTGAGGAGTTGGTGCTTGGGTCTGAGAGGGATTACGTTATTCATGCTTCTTCCTATACAGCCAGCTGTAGCTGCATGTTGAACCGGTCCCGTTGCTCGCAGTAATGCAGTGAGCCGGGGCTGTTGTGTGACTCGATACGTTCGACCATCAGGGCCGCCCGCGTTTCTTTGGAAGACGGTGCGTAGGCACCCGACCATGCTTTATCGATGCCGATGTTCCTAGCAACGTTAGTGCTATCAGCGCTCGCCAGCGGTATTTCTGTGAATATCTGCGGATTGAGCATGCGTAGCCCGTGAAGCTTCGCAATTGGCTGTCCGTAATCGTCGGTAACGTGCCGGATCAGATCTTTCATCCGTGCAACGGCTATCTTAGGACGCTTAACGTCATACTCGCCGCAACTGCCTATTGCTACCCGTGGGTATTCATTGCAAAGTCGGATAAAACGCTCATCGCTTTCATTCATGTGCCATACCGGTACACCATAGAAATCACCGTGTGGCCACTCATCAAGTAGCGCCTCGTTCTCAGCCTCTCCGCCGTCGATAACGTCAGGGATGATGGCGAAGTCAAATCCGGGATGGTTTTTCCATCGTGCCACGAAGTCGTAATAATCACTCCAGTCGATTTTGTTTCGGCCTGCTGCCTTCCAGGCTGTGAACGCACCATTGTCCAGAGCGAATGACTGACAGAACTCTGAGGCGAGATTTGTTTGGCCAGCATGAGCAAAAGAGATGAAAGCATGCCGCCCTTTCCATGCCCGAATTGCGCAGGTGTCAGGCGTTATTGGTCCGCCGTGATAGTGGATCATGACCTTCTCCTTCCTTTTCAAACTCAGCATCGACTATCAGGTCATGTGCTTCGCGCGCCAGCATGTCGATAGCGTTCAGGTGCGCCCGGAACTGCTCCGGCTTCAGGTCGCGTTTCTTAGCAAGGTCGATAATTGCCAGTTGCAGATTGCGAGCCTGCCGCATCAGCGGTATTGGGACTACCAGTTGAGTTACCTGTGTCATGCTGCGCTCTCCCTTCCCTCAAGCCAGAAGAAAAACGCCCGGTCTACCGTGGCATCCTGATAGCCGAGATGTGACCGGGTAAGGTTGTGTCTGTCACCGTGAACGCTGCGATACAGGCGCTCAAAGCGGATGCGGTTCATCTCAGTCATGGCGTCCACCTTTCAGACCAAAGCGGCGGCGAATGTCAGCAAGATGGTCCAGTGCCTTCTCGTTACCGGTCGGGATGTGCAACTGGGGAATCTGCTTGCGCGGCGGCGGGATGATTTCACCAGCTTCGATGCGGCGGGACATCTTGCGCAGCTCGTCACCCAGGCGTTTGCGGCATTCAGAATCAGTCAGGTTGAACGAGCGCATCTGGTTGTAAACTGCTGTCACCATATGGAAACAGGCCGGGCTTTCCCATGGGAACTCTTCGCTGCTGTCGTACATGCCACGGTCGCGACAGTACAGGCGGAACATGTCGTACAGCTCTTCGTCTGACGGCAGCCCGGCGGCGCGGTGCTCACCCTGCTTACACCAATCGATAAACTGACCAGGCGACGGCAGGAACGGTGAGCCACTGGCGCGGGCCAGCTTCATGCCTGCTGACAGCTGCTGCTTGTTTTGAATGCCGTTCTCGGCAAACGCGGCGATCCATTGGCGCTTCGCGGCTGCTTCGTCGTTCGGGTTGCGCCATGCAGTGCTGACCGACGCCGGGAATACCTGCTTAAGATTCGAAAACAGGGCGTCTACCAGGCGCTCAACGTCTTCATGCACTCCACGCTCAACCGGGCGCGGACCATCTCCTGCGATGTGAGCCAGTGCGCCTGCATCACGATTCTGAATTGCTGATACGAGATTTCTCATAGGAATTCATTCTCCCAGGCTTCGCGGCTGTTCCAGTGCTGAGCGGGTTGCTGAGGCACAGACTGCCGGTTACGCCCTGGCTGGCTCATCTGCGCACGGAGTGTGTCCCACTTGGCGCGGAGTTTTGCAGGGCTGAGGATATTGGTCTGCCAGAAGTGATCGGCGTTGGCCCATTTGAAGGTTTCGCAGATGTCATGGTGCGTAACTTCAAGTGTTCCTCTCAGAAGGCGTACTTCGTTAGCCCAGGCAGGCCAGTTAGGGGATTTAGCTGTTGGAGTAACAATCTTCACCCTGCTGAACATCCACTCAGCTGCCTTCAGGTCGTCAGCAGTTCCCCACTTGTCACCTTTCAGTGAATGGGTCGCTGCTTCAGGACGGATGACAGGGAGATTACTCAGGGGTGTGTCGGAGGATTCGCCAGAATTCTCTGACGTATGTTTAATGTCTTTCTTGTCTTTTGTAATAGTGTCTTTTGTGTGTCCCTGTTTTAGTGACAACCCTGTCACCGCTTTGGTGACACTTTTTGTCACTGATTTGGTGACAGTGACACCATCCTGGTGACACTCTGGAATTTGCCACTCCGCGAGGTTCTTATTCGGACCGATTAGCATACCTTCCCGAACCAAGACACCCATTTGAATCAACTCATTTTTCGCCTTGTTCACCTTCTGCCGGGGCAGTCTGGTGAGCTGGCTGATCTGGCTGTCAGCAATGCGATCCATCTTCTTGTTGAAGCCGTATGTTTTCCGGCAAACAGCATGCGCAACCTTCGCCTGATTCCTTGTCAGGTTGGCCCCTATCAGCTCTTCGTACAGCTCGTTTGCCAGACGCGTGTATCCATCGTCTGTATCTGCCACACGTTGCTCCACGGCCCTGAGAGAGGGCCTGATTGGTGATACGTTGTCATGCGCAAGATTCATCGCCGCCTCCGTCAGATGGAATGCCTGAGCGATAATCAGCGAGAATCCGCTTTATCTCTTCAGTGGTGCCATGAGAGAGAATCAGGCTGTCGAAACCACCATCCCGATCGAACTCTGCATCAACCAGTAATTCAGCCAGGCGGCGTGCTTTGGTTGCGCTGAACTGAGGAATGGCTGCTGAGCGCGTCAGCTTCGTTTTACCAGCAGCTTTGGCCTTCTCCATTTGAACCTGAGCCACGGCTTCCGCTTTCGGGCCATGCTCACGTGAGAGTGCAACAGCCGTTGTCGGTGCCACCTCGCCAGCCTTCACCATGGCTATCAGGCCATCCCCACATTCCAGTAGCTGAAGATGCTGATCAACATCTGCCGGTGAGCGTTTCACCTTTTTGGCAATCTCGGCAGGTGTCCATCCCTGATTCAGCAGGCGCTGATATGCTGCCGCACGTTCCAGGGGAGACAGCGCCTTACCCTGTGAACTGGTGACCATGAATGCGATGCGATCAGCTTCAGAACCTGAGAAGTCTTTGCACTCAAGACGTGGTATTTCATGCCCGGCTTCAGACGCCATTTTCGCGCCATAGTACCGGTGGTGGCCGTCGATAATCTTGATGCCCTGCTCAGTAACCTGAACAGCCAGCGGAGGGACAAACTCACCGGCAATGAACGCATCACGAAATTCAGCGACGTGCTCCTGATCGATTTCGCGGACGTTGTAGCCCGGCTCGACGTAAAGCTCTGCCAGCGGTACCAGGAACGTTTTCTTAACCGTTGTGGCGGTGCCGTTTTTCTCTTTAGCCTTGTAAAGCGATAATAAAGAACTCATAATTACTCCTGTACGTTGATCCAGTAAGATTCGTGCATCAGGCCTCTAGCGTTCCAGCGCTCGGGGCTTTTTCTTTAGTGAGAATGCTTGCCACCTGCCTGGCTAAATGAGCCATCTCGTCATCCACAACACCCCATTCCAGTACTGCAAGAAGCATTGATAGCTTGGGGATCCAGTCTCGTTTCCACCGACTTATCTGAGCTTTATCAACCCCGATAGCTTCAGCAGCTTTCTCTGTGCCGATTAAGGCGATCTTGTTAAGCAAGGCGCTTTCAATGCGCAGTGCCTCGTTGCGTTTCTTTGCGCGTTCCATCAGTTAGTATTCCGTTTGTTGGTTAAGTAGTTACGTGACATTGCGGTGAGCAAGTCACTTCGGTTTAAAGTTCCCCGCGTTGGCGGCGGGCTAGATTGTGTAAAGAGCGGTGATTCTTAAGCTGCCGTAGCGCGCTGTGGTGCAAAGACTAAGCTTTCCTTCTTTACCGGCGTGTAATCGGTGAATTTCTTTGTGGCTTCCTCAATTGCCTGGGCTTTACCTGGTGATGCTCGGCGGAATCCATATGCAATTTGGTCGAGGTAGCCAACAGATGTTTTCGCTAGTACAGCAAGGCTGATCCAGTCTTCAGCTGAAGATTCCTTGCGCCAGCGGAGCAGTTCATTACCCATTGGTGCCTCCTGTTTAACTTCAAAGCCAAGTTTAGCGTTATGCTAAATAACTAACAAGCAGTATTTAGCAAAATGCATATTTATCGCATTGCTAAATAGTGTGAGAATCAGGCCATGGAAAATAAAAGCGTCAGAAAAACCAATCTCAATAACCTCCTTAAGAGGCATCTTGAGAACGATGGCAATACAAAGGCTGGTTTCGCAGAGCTTTTGGGCATCAGTGCGTCCCAATTTAGTCAGCTGCTTGGGGAGAATAGCGTTAGGAACATCGGGGATAAGATGGCGAGGAAAATTGAGGTGGCTTTAAAGCTGCCCAATGCCTGGCTTGACTCCATCCACGAAGATCAGCCACAGGTTGACGCCAACGTTTCAAACCCTCGGGACTACAAGCCGACTGCGCGCTACCCCGTTTTAAGCAAGGTTCAGGCTGGCGCATGGGATGAAGCCTGTGAACCCTATACGATTAAGGATGTCGATATGTGGCTTGAGTCTGACGCACATACGCAGGGAGATGCTTTCTGGTTGCAGGTGGAAGGCGACTCGATGACCGCCCCTATCGGGCTGAGCATTCCGGCAGGAACCTATGTGCTGTTTGATACAGGACGTGAAGCAGTGAATGGAAGTTTAGTTGTGGCAAAGCTGACCGACGATAACGAAGCCACATTCAAGAAGCTCATCATCGACGGTAGCCAGAAGTACCTTAAGGGTTTGAATCCTCAGTGGCCTATGGTACCGGTTAACGGTAACTGTAAGGTGCTAGGCGTGGCGATCGAGACCAAAATGCGTTTGGTCTAAGAGCTTGGTCGCGGGAAGATACCTTTAAAAAGTTGAGACAATTCATAACGTCAGCAACATTAAACTTTAATCACAGCAGAGGTCAATGATGCCAGCAGATTGGGAACTAGAAGATGAAGAAGAAAGGATTAATGAAGAAAAACGCTTGAGCGATGCAACGATTGCCGCAAGGTTAGTTATCAGTGGTTATGATCGCGACTCCGCGGTAGAAAAAATAAAAGATATAAATGCCAATAGAGAATATTACAAAAATAATCCTGGTATTCATATTGAAGGCGATGAAGAGCAGCCTAGCCAGTGGACTATTCCTGAATGCAATTATCCGAAGGTAATTTATGAGGATTTTAAGCCAAGCCAAGTGCATGAAATTGCTAAAGAGCTGAATGAAAAGTTTGAGTGAAGACCAGTTGAGGCTGCTGTTAGAAGCCCCAGTTCATGCCACCCACTCCGATAGCCCGCCACTGAGCGGGCTTTTATGTAATTAACTTATGAACAAAAAACTAACACTACTGTTCAAGCAAGAAAGAGTGAACTTGAAGCCTTGGGAGCCAACGCCCCTTAAGGGGCTTCATCGAATAGCCGCTAAATGTAGGCGGGATGAAATTGCAGAGATACACATCAGATTGCGGTATTTTCAGGCAGAGAGAGCGATGACGCCTGAATGGGATGGCGACACTCAGGACGATATCTGGAAAGCTTGCAATGAACTTCGACAGATACTTAAGTTGATCCCTTAACGCTAAGAAGCCCGCCACTGAGCGGGCTTTTTTGTGCCTGCTAAACCCCCTCAAAAAATAAATTCCTTTCTAAATCATTTAGCTAAACTCCGTCCTTAATTTATTTAGCATTTTGCTATTGCCATACATTTAGCATAACGCTAAATTAAATCCCATCAGCAGGAAGCACTACTCACCAGGACGGTGATGCTCTTTAACAACATTGCAGCGCTGACAAAGCGCCAACTAACCAAACGAGATGGGTTTGGACTGTCTATCAGCTAACTGGTCGGCAGTACCAAAACCACTTCAGGAGTCAACCATGACAGTTATCACTTACGGCACATCGACAAAACAGTCAGCCAAATCGCGCCGCCATGCTCGTCGTCGTGCGGTGGCAATGGATCGTGAACGCATCGAATCAATCATCGACACGGCTTTCAGCATTGAGCCAGAGGTTGTGGCGATTGAGGTTAAGCACATCAGCCGCATTGAGAAAGCAGTTATCTCCCCTTCTCTGCGTGACAGGCATGAGAGCACATCGGTATGTCTGCCGGATGTGGCTATCTATAACGCGGGACACCGCACCGTCCGCAAGGGCGCAACGCACATTTATAAGTGAGGTTAGGCATGGAAACCTGCAAGAAATTCGCAGCTGAGTGTCAGGCTGATTAAGCAGTCTACCGCAGTAAGTGCAAGGCATCAGTGCGTGGTGATGGCGTTCACGACTTGTGGGTCAAGCTAGCCTGGCGCAACAGGCAGCAGGCCCGCCAGCGGGCATCACAGGCCGCATAACGCGGCCTTTTTTATTGGCTATTGCAAGGTTCGCGAAGGTGCCACCCATATTATTAATCTGAGTGTCCAACTCTTGAGTTTAGATAAATTAAATGAACCAGACGCCTGGAGAATTTTCTTCGGGATGAGGAAACCTATATTCGGATTTGCAAGAATGGCAAACCATAACGACGTGTGCAAGGTCGCTTGTTTTATATTGAAGCATCGACTTCATTCCAGATTCATAGCATTTAGCGCAAAGATAATGCGGAGTTTGATTCGAGTCAGCCTCAAGCTTGAGTCGGTAAACAGCAGTAGCCGGAATGGGGTGGTAAAGCTCATAATTAGTTTTCTCATTCTCCCATCTAGCTTTGGAATTCACCTGCTCTTCAAGCTCAATGATACGGTTCTTCGCAGCCATCAAAAGCTCTTGTAAGCCCATTTGTTGCTGTTGGGCATCCATCAGTTTATCAAGTAAATCGTAGGTCTTTTCTTTTACTGAGTAATCGACCTGCATTTTTTGTATTTCTCTGGCAGCACCAACAGCTCCTTTTAACGCACCGCCAGCACCGGTTACCGCATCGGTAATCTTACCGATGATTCCTTTATCATCAGACATATGGACTATCTCAACACTGTAGGGGTGTTGAAATAGTATCACCAATTCTCGCTGTAGGGGTATAGCGTGAACCACCTCGCCTGATGTGGATAAAAGCAGGCATCAAATCATCATGAGGTCGCTTCGGCGACACTCTTTATTACCCATTATCATCAATGAGTGACACCTTCAGCCGTATTCACCAAGTGCGGCTGAAGGTGCTACGCACCATGCACCTTAGAGAGAATCGTTTCATCCTTCAGGCCTGCTCTACTCGGGCCATTTTTTGCCCCCAACCTAACCAATAGCAAGGAACCCACGATGAACTATGCCATCGCGGGCGGCGCCATCGTGGGCGTTGCTCAGTTAGACGAATCACTGCTCGACACTATCACCCGCCGCCTCCGCACTGGCTGGCGCAATCTTATCGACACTCTGAATCAAAGAGGCCAGCCATGAACGCGCCGGCATCAGCACAGCAATATAAAAAGCAGCAGAGTGAGTTAGAGCGCCAGCGCGAGATGCTGGAAAAGTCGAAGGACTTCACCTTCATCAACATGATGCTGAAAGCTATGGGTATGGGAGAGCAGAAATGAGACTGAACAGAACGGCCCGGAATGAGGTGCAGGAAATCGCCGAAAACCTCCCCGACAGCGAGCTGGAATGCATTGCCGCTGAAGTTGATGCGCGTATGAACGGTCACAAAACAAACCCGTTAATGCCAGCTCTATGCGCCTTCCTGACTCGCCATTACGACTATCCCGCCATTGAGATGTTTGATGAAGACGACGATCAGCATGAGGCCGCTGAGGCGTTTTTACGTGAAGCGATGGTGCGGGTTGCACGGCGCGAAGTGGCTATCGAAATCTATCGCAACAAACATGGAAATCAGGAGGCCGCGTAATGCAGCCTGGCATCTTCTACGACATCAGCAACGAGGACTATCACGGCGGCCCGGGCATCAGCAAATCACAGCTGGATGACATTGCCCTTAGCCCGGCCATATTCCAGTGGCGCAAAGGAGCGCCTGAAGACGAAGAGAAGAAAGCCGCACTCGATATGGGAACAGCTCTGCACTGCCTGTTGCTGGAGCCTGAAGAGTTCGACAGGCGTTTCATTGTTGCTCCTGAGTTCAACCGCCGCACGACAGCCGGCAAGGAGGATGAAAAGCAGTTCCTGAAAGATTGTGCAAACAGTGGCATGACAGTAATGGATGCTGAGCAGGGTCGAAAGCTGCAGCTGATGCGCGCCAGCGCCCTCGCCCATCCAGCCGCCCGGTGGCTGCTTGAAGCTGAAGGTCATCAGGAAGCTTCAATCTACTGGAACGACGAACAGACCGGAGAACTTTGCCGGATCCGCCCTGACAAGTTCCTGTCGGGCCAGCCCGTCATCGTCGACGTGAAGAAAGTAGCTGATATGTCGCGCTTCTCCCGCCACGTTGAAGAGTTCCGCTATCACGTTCAGGACGCCTATTACCGCGAGGGCTTCAGCAAGCACTTCGGTGAATATCCACTTTTCGTTTTCATCGCAGTCAGCGAGGCGATCGACTGCGGCCGGTACCCGGTTCGCACCTTCCAGCTTCAGGAGGACGATGTTGCCGTGGGCTACGACCTGTTCCGCCGAAACCTCGATACCTATCACGAATGCATGCTGTCTGGTAACTGGGGCGGCATCGAAGAAATTACACGCCCGGACTGGGCCAAGAGAAAGGATTACGCATGAGCAACGATATCATCACCACGCCAGTTAATGAGGCTGACACCAAGGCGGCAATCTTCAGCCCGAGCGGCCTGCAGAAGCTCCAGGCGTTTGCGGAAGTCATGGCACAGGGCAAAGCTACAGTGCCTGCTCATCTATCCGGTAAGCCAGCTGACTGTCTTGCGATCGCTTTACAGGCAGCGCAGTGGGGAATGAACCCTTACGCGGTGGCGCAGAAAACGCACCTGGTAAACGGAGCGCTGGGTTATGAGGCTCAGCTGGTCAACGCAGTAATAACGAGCTCAACCGCCGTTCAGGGGCGATTCAAATACGAATACGGCGGTGACTGGGTGAAGTTTAAGCCTGGCGCGGCAAATGCATCAAATGAGCGCGGCCTGTCTGTACGCGTCGGCGCAGTGCTGCGAGGTGAAACAGAAATCACGTGGGGTGAGCCGCTTTACATGGAGTATGTCACCACTCGCAATTCCCCGTTGTGGAAGACAGCACCAAAGCAGCAACTGGCATATCTGGCTGTTAAATACTGGGCGCGCCTCTACTGCCCGGACGTGATTCTCGGTGTTTATACCCCGGATGAGTTTGAACCGGCGCAGCGAGCAGAACGCGATGTCACCCCGGCACGCAGCCGCGCTGACCTGAACAACCTGATTAACAGCAAACCTGAAACGCAGCAGCCTGAGCGCGAAATTAACCCGGCGACGAACACCAGTGCAGCAGTGCGCACGCCGGATGAACTGCTTGCCGATTTCACCGCTGCAGCCGCTGAGGCTGAAAACGTTGCAGGGCTTGACCGCTGCTATAAGTACGCGGCGCGCATGCTGGCAAGCGAGGCTGAAACGCTGGAAAAGGCCACCGATGTTTATCTGCTTCGTAAAGCAGAAATCGAAGAGGCACTCAGCAAATAACAGGAGACAACATGGAATCACCTGAATACCGGCGTCGCGGCAATCAGTTAACTCTTGGCCGTCGCTGGTCCCCCGATGAGATAGGCCTTCTGAAAGAACTCGCAGCAACCATCCCACCCAAACTTATAGCCCGGCAACTAAACCGCTCCTACGAATCCGTTCGCCAGCGTGCCAGTCGCAGCCGGATACGTTTTCTGGAAGAGCGCAGTAAACGCATAAGTGGCACTAAGCCAAATTTATGACACAAATATACTGTACATATAAACAGTGTTTTGCTGTTCTTTATTAGGCTATGCGAGTAAGGTGGCTGAGTGAATTCACGGCCTAACTCACTCAACTAAAAGAGGATTTACCATGGAACATACCGACCAGGAATTTGAAGACCTGCAAGACCTCAATACCCTGTATCGCTCTGCGATTCTGGACACCACCGAAGCCGTCGGCTGGGGTATCGAGATTCTGACCAAAGTTGTCGCGGCGATTAACGCAGGTACGACTGGCTCCCTGTCTCCAGCCGATCAGTATCAGGCCAAGCAGACCCTGATGTATCTGAAAGGCCGCAAAGACGACAACGCCATGTTCCGAAAGCCCGGCGACCCGGTGCCGCGTACTTTTCAGCAGTACGAACACCCGTAACAGTTAACGGACACTTTTCAGGCCGATTTTGATCGGCCTTTTTAACCTCATTAAATTTACTGGTTTAAAATTTTTCAAAGGATGCCAAATATGACTACTGCAACTGACCTGGCGCAACAGGCGATCGATAACATCAATGCTCTTATAGCGCTGGCTGAAAAAACGGGTGAAATCCCGGCTGATGTGCAGGCTCAACTGGACGCTTATGCCAGCCAGGTCGATAAACTGACGCGCCAGTTGGAAGGCGAGCAAGAGACCCGTGAGGGTTACCGCGTTAATATTTTGAGGGATGCTGAGCAGATTGGCCTGGCTCTCGAAATTATGAATAAAATCGAGAATGGACTGAGCGATCAAAGCATTCCTCAAATGCCTACTACTCTGCGACGTCAGCTTACTGAAACACTGGGGTATGTTACGGATCGGCAGAATGAACTCCTTGCTTATCGTAAAGAAGGTGACTCTAAACCTCGTTCTTACGAAGAGTACCGACAGGGTGTTTAATCCCTTTTAATTCCTTATAAACAGCCGCCTACGGGCGGTTTTTTATTGCCTGCTATCTGACTATTTTCGCCGCGGCATTGAGCCTGACAGCGGAATAAGGGGTAAGAGGATGCCTAAATCACAAATGAAACTCGCTAACCGTGCGTGGCGCATCGAGACAAAAAATCTGGGCTGGCATAAGGGCTGGACGCAAGGGAAGCGTACGTGGAAATCATTCTGCCGAGCAAATGCTGAGGTCACAGTTGAATGCCAAGATGCGCCATTTGAGTCTCAGGAAGAGGCCAATGAGGCGGTTTATGAAGAATTGATGGAATGGACGCCCTGAGTGGATGCGATTAGTAATCATTCATAAAAGTTGTGAGCAACGGAATTAAGGGGTAAAAGAATAGCATTCAACAAGGAGGAGTTATGGCTTATAAACCCAACCCAGATACAAGTAAGGAAGATATCCATCGTTTAGATAAACTTTTTTATTACATTGGTAGTCGATGGGTAATGCTCCCATTATGGTTAACATCTGTTGCATTAGGCGCCATCATATCCTGGCATGAGAAGGATTGGACTTGGCTCGCAAGATTTGGCGCTATTGGTGTAATGATAGGTACGCTACTCACCCTATCACCTTTGTTCCGTGGTGGCATCTACCTGTCTAACGCTGAGGCATTTGCTTTCGCCAGTTTAGATAAAGAGGGTAAAACAACATCAACGTCCCCTGAAAGCCGATCTACTTCAATAAATATAGTGATTGGTGTTGCATTGATTATCGTGTCATCTGTAATAAACGCATTCGGCGATTGGATTGCCAAGGCGATTTTATGAGTCAAAACTTAGCAGCACGCAGCAGAGAAGAGCGCGACAGGATTAACGTGGATTTAGCCGCATCAGGAGTAGCGTACAAGGAGCGTATGAATATGCCGGTTATAGCCATGGAGGTGGAGATGCAGCAGCCGGAAGCGATGATGGAGTATTTCAGGCAGAGATTGCAGCATTACAGGAACGTTGCACTGCAGTACCCGCGCGGCACTGACCCGGTTTATCAGAAGGAGGAGAAGCTGTGAGGTGGATTTTTTTATCTGGAATTTTGATTTCCATGACAGCAATAGCGGATGACAGGGCATTTGAAACGCCAGAGGTTAAATGCCTGAATGACCACACTATCCCCTTCATTAAATCCGACATTCAGCCACAAAAAATCGTTGATGAGGCTTATGTTACTTGCAAGCCTGAACTGGATGAGTGGAAGAAATTGCAGGAACCATTGCCTGATGAAATGAAGCAGCGCATGCGTAAAGAGCTTTATGACTTCTATATCAGGATGATTGAAAGACGAAGAAATTACGAAACTATTAAATCCGCAGAAGCCACCCATTGAGGAAGTTTTTCCTAGCCCGCAAAGCTAAAGTTTCACATGGAAGAGTCGATGAAGTTTCCACGGGGATCGGACCCGGCTTATCAGAAGGAGGATGGCAATTGATTAACCTTTCAATCGTAGGGATGGTAGCTAGTAAGGTTAGTAGCTGGATAAGTTTACAGCGTGATATCAGGCTGCGTGTGACCTGCCCCCAGTATTAGCTACAACCGTCAGTTAGTAATGTCGGTTTGTTTACCTTCACATTTTCCATTTCGCCACCGTGCTGCAAACTCTGATGGCGTCTGATAATTCAGTGCCGAATGTGG